CATTTACATCAAGGACGGCAAGGTGATCGCTAATGCCGAGGGCATGGGCAAGGAATGGCTGCGCCGCGCCCTGTACGCTGCCGTCGATGCCTTGGTGGATCAGGCCACGCTCAAATAGTAGGATGACACCATGACAACCGTAGTAAAAAAGTACCGGCGCAAAAGCGACGACGAGATCGCCGCGCTGGCCAAGCAAATCTACCGCAACGAGGTGTTCGTCAGCTGGATGATCGAGAACCTGCATGACCTGCCGATGGTGTTCATGCCGCTGCTGTTTATCGACGACGACACCCGGCAGCAGATGCTGGCCGACGAGATCCAGTTCTTCTACGCGGATTACAACGACGCCAGCCCGCGCGGCATCAACGGCAATCCCTGTTTCATGGAAATGCGGGTGCTGGACAAGGACGACGGCCACCGGCTGCACGCCAGGGTCCGCGAGATCGCCGAACTTGTAGGATGACACCATGACAGATCAGACAAACAAACAACCCGACGGCCGCCTGCGCGACCTGATTGACACCTGCCTCAAGACGGCCCGCTCCCAGCTGGTCGACGATGGGAAAATCACGCCGGCCGTGCTGGTCTGCCACGGCGAGAATGAGGTCGAAGTGGTCCCGGCCGTGTTCAACAGCCCGGCCGACAAGGACCGCCTGGCCTTCATGGTGCGCGGCCTGGCGGGCGCCCTCGACGCCCACACCATCGTGCTGGCCTCCGAAATATGGACCCTGGCCAGCCACGTCAAGCCCGAGGAATACAAGCACCTGCTGGCCACCTACAAGGAGGTGCGGTTGATGCCCGGCCGGATCGAGGCCGTCATGGTCAACGTCGAGACGCGTGACGGCGAGAAATGGCATGCGCAGGCCGAGATCCTGCGCAAGGGCCGCGCCGTCCAGCTCGGGCCGGTTGAGTACCGCAACCTGGCGGGCATGGAGACCGGCGGGCGGTTCGCCGGCTGGTTCGCACCTGAGCGGCCGATCCCGGGCGATTTGACCAGGGAGCAAGGCTGATGGCCGTTGGCGACCTCGCCCAGCCAGAACACCCGGCGCGCATCCTGCAGGCCGGCCGGCTCGGCCAGCTCGGCCTGGCGGCGTGGGAGCAGATCCGGCCGGGCCGCGGCGCCACCGAGGCCGAACGCGACCAGTTCCGCGCATGGCGTGCGCGCCAGGTCGGCCGCATCACCGGCTGGCAGGTCTGGCAGGGCTGGCTGCGCGAACACGGCGTGTCGGCCGAACCCGACCTGACGCGCGGCTCGTTCGACGCCTGGTTCATGGAAGCGCGCTATCACGAATGGGACCTGCTGGACGCGTGGATGGCGGCCAAGCAGTTCGCGGCCTGGGCCGGCTGGTAGATGCGCGTGCTCGTCACCGGCGGGCGCAAGTACGCCAACCAGGGCCGGGTCTACTCGGCCCTCGACGCGGTGCACGCCAAGCACGGCATCACCCTGCTGATCGAAGGAGGCGCCACCGGCGCCGACCGGCTCGCGCGCGGCTGGGCGATCACGCGCGGCATTCCTTTCGAGACCGAGGAAGTCACGAAAGAGGACTGGGTCCGCTACGGCAAGCGCGCCGGCATCATGCGCAACGCCGTCATGCTGGTCAAGTACAGCCCCGAGGCCGTGGTCGCGTTCAAGGGCGGCACTGGCACCGCCGACATGGTGGCCAGGGCCGAAGCGGCCGGCGTGCCGGTGTGGCGGGTGCCGGAACCCCGCCGGGCGATTTTCGTGTTCGGCTCGAACATGGCCGGCCGTCACGGCCGCGGCGCTGCCCTGGCGGCGCGGGTGAAGTACGGCGCCGTCTACGGTCAGGCCGAGGGCCTGCAGGGCGACAGCTACGCGATCCCGACCAAGGACGCGTTCCTGCGCCCGCTGCCGCTGGCCACGATCGCGCGCAAGGTCGAGACGTTCAAGTCGTTCGCGGCCGCACACGCCGAGCTGCGCTTCATGCTGACGCCGATCGGCTGCGGCCTGGCCGGCTACCAGCATCACGAGATCGCGCCGATGTTCGCCGGCAGTCCGCCGAACGTCGACTTGCCGGCGGAATTCCTGGCCGTTCCACCATTTTGCAACTAACCAAGATGTGAGCTGCCGATCCAGGCGCTATACTCCTGCTCCATGAAGATCGACTCCCCCGACCTGCTCGCCCAGGAGCTGGCCGCCGTGCGCGCCAACTGGGAACCCTACGTCACCGACCTGCAGGTCAAGGCCGGCCGGATTCTAGCGATCCAGAAGCTCATGTACACGTATGCCCTGCTGGCCGACCTGACCCCATGGGGCCATGCGCCCGACGGCCGCTGGTGCTACAGCAGCTACGAGAAAGCGCGGGCCGCGTTGGACGCGTGGAGTGGCGCGGACGGCACGGAACCCGGCAATTGGCATCGCCATGTACATACTGGCCGTCGGCGCGACCCGGACGGCAAGGAATACGTGATGCCATGAGCGCGACCGACCTGCCCATCCTCTCCCCCATCGAGATCAAGGCGCTGCGCCACGGCCTCGACCTGTCGCAAAGCGAATTCAGCTCGCGCTTCGGTGTGCCGATCGCCGCCCTGCGGAACTGGGAACAGGGCCGGCGCCAGCCTGACCCGACCGCCAACACCTACCTGCACCTGGTTGCCTTCAACCCGGACGGCGCCGCGTCCGTCTTGCAATACCTGGCCGAGAAAGCCCGGAGCGGGCAACGATGAGCACGACCTACACGCGCGGCCAGTTCGTGCAACTCGACTATAACGGCCAGTCGGTCCGCGCCTTCATCATGCTGGCCTCGTCCAACAGCCGCAGCCTGATGCTGGGCTTCGCGGGCGCCCTGCGCACGCCCAGCGGCGGCATGATGATGGGCCACATTCCGCTGCTGATGGACGATGCCGGGATCTACCGCGACCTGGTCGAAAACGCGCCGGCGACCGTGACGCCGGTAAACGACAAAAAGCCCGTCCACCATTGAAGGTGGACGGGCCTGCTGTCAAAAATCAGAAATCAGATTAGCCGGGCTAATGGGATTTTTATTATCCTCCCTCGAACATCTTCCGCTCCGCGGCGCGGCGCAGCACCAGGCCGCGCAGCTCGCGCCCGCCGCCGAAGCGCCACTTCGGGAACTCCCCCGCTGCCCCGCTCCAGTCCTTGCGGCGGATCTTGCGGCGCAGGGTCGAGGCCGCCAGCGCCCCGAGACCCAGGTTGTAGGCGAAGCTGGTCACGGCGGCGAGCCTGGCCGGGTACGGCGCCAGCTCCGGGCACAGCTGCAGGACGCGCAGCATGAAGCCGCCCGCCTCGCTGGCCAGCAGCATGTCGCAGTGGGTCTGCGTGGCCGTGTCTCCCTGCTTCACCCCGCGCGTCGATCCCCAGCAGATCGTCCAGACGCCGGCCGGGCACAGGTACGCGCGCAGCCGGCAGCCCTCGAACAGCCGGATCAGGCGCAGGGCCAGTTCGAGCGCGACGGTCATCGCTGTGCGCTACCCTTCGACAGGGTACGGTTCAGGAACCAGAAGCCGAGGATGCCGGACAGGATCGCCCGGTCCTCCTCGTCATAGACTTTCAGGATCGCCTCCCAGCCACTGACGCCGTGCGCGAGCGCGACCTGGTACATGGCCAGCTTTGCCAGCCCGTAGAGCGCCAACAGGTAGAACGTAGTCGCCGGCCTGACCGCGAAGTTCAGGGCGTCGATGAACCACATGTTGGTTAGTTGCATTTGACCCTTGAGAGCTTCGGCCAATGCGTTCATCTGGGCCAGGTTCAGGTCCGCTTCGCCCTGCGTTCGGATCTCGTCCTGGCGCATGGCGCTGCGGGTCTGCTCCAGCGCGATCTGCTTGTCGAGCATGGCCAGCTCGTGCTGGTTGTCGCCGCGCTGCTTGAGCAGCGCGAACACCTCGGGCAGCAGCCGCATCAGGCCGCCACCCAGCATGCTCAAGAGGGTAAGCATCATGGTCTGTCTCCTTGGATGACCTCGAAGGGTTCGCTTCGCCACATCACCTGGTGGTTGGCGAAGCGGCCGTCGACCAGCGCGCGGCCGCTGGCTTCGTAGGTGCCCGGCGGCGTGCCGGGCGGAACGATGTTGAGCTGGCTGATCGCGGTCGCGCAGCCCGGCGCGATCTCGACCCACACGTCCGGCAGCAACACGAAGCCGCCGGTGTCCAGGTTGCGCAGCATGTGCGTCACCAGGTAGCCGTGCCGGACGCTGTCGTCGTTGCAGCGCGCCACCGCCAGGCGCACCGGCTCCCCTGCCCTCACCGTGCGGGTGATGGCCGGGAACGGCACGTTCTGGTAGCGCAGGTAGGGCTGCTCGACGGTGATCCCGAAGAAGTAGCCACCCAGGATCAGGGCCGCCAGGGACAAGGCGACGGCAGCAAGCGTGTGGAACACACGCATCTGCATCCGGTGGCTGGTCATTTGATGTGCTCCTTGAAATAGGTGACGATCCAGGTCACGAGGCCGAGGACCGCCGACCCGAGCGTCATGATTCCCCACTTCAATGCCTGGTCGCGGTCGGCGGTGAGCCGGGCGACCTGTTCCTCCAGTGCGGCGATGCGCTGTTCGGCGAGCGCGATGTGCGTTTCATGCGATGGCATGGCTGTGTTCCCTAGTTATGTAGTGTGAAACAGCCCCGCACGGCGGCGGGGCGCGTGCGGTACATCAGTCCCCTCCTTCTCCGTTGGCGAAATCCCCGTACTGGCGCGCATCCAGCCCGCGCTTGCCCGGCAGGTACAGGCCATCCCTGGCCTGCGCCCGGCGCATCATCCGGTTGCGCACGCTCATCTGCAGGTGCAGCGGCGCGATCACGCGGTTCGGGTGCTTCTCGTTGAACGCCACGATCGCGGCCAGCGCCTGCTCGCGGTCGCCGTCGTCCTGCCCGATGACGGCATCGGCGAACTTGTTCATCAGGACCTGGCGCCGGTGCTGCAGCGTCACGTCCTGCGCGTACACCGCGCTCTTGGCCTCCTGCGCCTCGCGCACGCGCCCGGCCGAGAAGCCGAGCCAGGAACCCGCGTGTTCGGCCTCGCTGATGTCCTCGACCAGCGTGATGCCGTTGCGGTCCTTGGCGCCGCCCTCGGTGGCGTAGCGCATCGAGCGCACCGGCCCCTTGAGGAAGGCCGGCAGCATGTTCTCGATGCCGCGTCCCACGTCGCCGCGCACGATCATCTCGAACGACTTGGCCCAGCTCGCGCCCATGCCCACCACCGGCCCGAGCAGGCCGGCCAGGTACGCGTTGTAGGCGTCCGCCCCCTGCAGGCTCTCCTGCACGTCCGGCACGATCAGGTGGTCGGCGCCGACGCGCCCGGAAATATCCCAGGGCGTCAGGCGCGAGACGCCGTGCGACAGCACTTCGCCCAGCTTCTGGCCGACCTCCGGCCCGAACGCCTCGCTGAACATGTCGGCCAGCGCGCGGCGCAGCGCCACCTGGGCGTCCCACGGATCGTCGTCGCTGCCGCCCAGCATCGAGGCGGCCGCCAGCAGCGTCGACACCGCCGGCAGGCCCAGCACGCCGGCCGCCATCGTGTGGGTGGCGAGCAGGCCCAGGAACGCGTTCCGGGCCTGCTTGTCGCCCTTGGTCATCAGGTAGGCGTTGCGCGCGAACGTATACATCAGGTTCTGCGCGTACTGCTTGAACAGGAAGATCACCTGCGCGATCGGCCCCTGCATGAAGCGCGGGCGGTTGCCGGCCGAGTAGTCGAAGTGGCTGGCCTTGGTGATGTCGACCGAGGCGCGGTAGGCCGCTTCGTGGTTCATGCCGCTCTTTCTCGCCAGGCGGTAGGTGGCCAGCGCCGTCGCCTGCCGGTTGAACAGCTCGGCATGGTGGAACATCCAGGCCGCCTTCTCCATGTAACCGCGCATGTGGCCGCGCCAGACGCTGTCGCGGCCCGAGGCGACACCGGCCAGGTCGTGCACCATGGTGAGATCAATCAGGCCGGTGCGGACCCACTCGTCGTACGCCAGCTTCTCGTCGCCGGTGAGCTGGCCTTCGAGGCGGTTGTGGCCCCGCATGACGGCCTTCGAGGCCGTCAGCAGTTCGCTGGACGCCTTCTTGTAGCCGAAGCGCCCGCCCAGGAGCGGGAACGCCACCGTCGGGGTCTGCAGCAGGTTGACCATCGCCGAGGCCGGCGACAGGCCCAGGTAGAACAGGAAGCCCAGGCCGGTCAGCTTGGTCGACAGCGGGCTGGCCTTCGGGTTCATGTAGGCGTCGTGGCGCTTGACCATTTCGTCGACCACCTGCTGGGCCTTGACGCGGTCGTAGCTGGCGTCGGTGTTCTTCTCGAGGACGTGCTTCTGCATCGACTCCAGCGTCTCGGCCAGCTGGTCCGAGTAGTTCAGCTTGGCCAGGTAGTTCGCACCGTGGAACATGTGGTGCGCGAACGCCCGGCGCGCGTCCTGCGAGAAGCCCGGCATGCCGGCGCGGTGGATGCCGGTCTTGGCCCACGACAGGTCCGGCAGGCTGGTCAGATAGATCTGGTTGATCGCGTCCAGCAGCGACGGGTCCTGCAGGCCGGCCTCGTCCAGGGTCCCGAACAGCTTTTTCAGGAACCCGCGCGAGACGGAGTCCCGGGCCGCGTTGTACTCGGCGCGCTTGACGATCGGCATCACCTCGTAGCCCTGCTCCGGCGGGTACTGCTTCATCAGCTCGGCGCGGCGGTCCTCGGCCGCGTTCAGGGTTTCCTCGAACGCCACCGCCTCGCGCACCACGGACTGTCCCGGCTGCGGGTTCTTGCCGACGTAGCGCACCGTGATGACGTAGTCGCCGAAGCGCGCCAGCGGGAAGTACACGCCCTTGATCCGGCGCGAGAAGAATTCGCCTTCGAGCTGGCGGATCATGCTGGCGCGGTTCGGGTGGTCCGGCAGCGAGCGCGCGATCCGCTCGTGCACGGCCCGGCGCACCGCCTCGTGCTGGTCGGCGTACATGCGCGCCGCGTCCTGGTACACCTGCTTGGCCTGCGGCGTGAGCCGGTCGTAGCGCTGCTTCAGGTCGTTGTAGTGGCGGCGGATGTCGCCGTACTGGAACGGCTTCGAGGGGTCGATCTCCAGGCGGGTCGAATCGTGCATCAGCTTGGCCAGCGCCTCCTCGTCCTTCAGCTTGGCCCAGCGCTTGGCCACCTCGTCGGCCCTGGTGCCGCCCTCGTTCTTCTCGGCGTCCATCAGGGCCGCGAGATCCGAGTACACCTGCATCAGGTTGTCGCCGCCGTGCTGCTGCGGGAACAGCTTGCCGTACACGTCGGTCAGCTGCAGGCGGCCGAGGAACTGCAGGCCCAGGCTGCGCAGGTGCGCCAGCGTGTTGCCGGTGCGGGTCCAGGTGACGGCTTTCACGCTGCGCGCGGCGCTGCTGGCCAGTTGCTGCGGGGTGGCGCGCATCAGGCGCAGGCTGCCCGGGTCAAGCGGTTCCGGCAGCTCGCCGCGCGAGAACCGGATGTCGGCGTTGCCACGGTCATAGGTGCCGGCGTTCGACACCGCGCTCTTGATCTGCCCCGGCTCCAGCGCGATCCAGGTCGAATCGCGGCCGTTGTCCAGGCGCACGCCGTCGCCGCCCATCAGTTTCAGGTTGCGCTGGACGCCGGTGTTGTCGAACTGGCCCATGTCCTTGCGGGCCAGCGCGTAGCGGCCGGCATCGAGCGGCTTCCTGATGTTCAGGAACACCGGCATCTGGTTGAAGCCCGGCTGGTCCTCGCGCGAGACGTTGTCGATGTAGTCGCGGCGATCGGAGAACCAGAATCCGCCGGGAGAGCGGATCTTGGACTTGTCGAAGGCGGCCACATCGGCGTGGGTACCGTGGAACACCACGCGCGGCTCGCCGTTCTCGTCGACCACCTTCGAGGCGGCCGCCGGGTTGTTTTCCCAGTCGCCGAACCAGGCCTTGAACTCGGGCGTGCGCACCTGCTCCCACTGGCGCTCGGACAGCTTCGACGGACGGCCGTTGGGCGCCAGGCGGGCGCCGTCGCGCTTGAACAGCGGCATGCCGCCGGCCAGCTTTTCGCGCATGGCGTCGGTGATGGCGAAGCCCGGCTGCGCCAGGTAGTCGCCGCTCTCATCGGTGCGGCGATAGCCCGGGGTGCCGTTCTCGATCTCGACCGTGCCGACGCGGCTGCCGCCGACCTGCTTGAGCAGGCCATTGACGGCGTTCGGCACGATCCTGTCGTAGAACGTGCGCATGCCACCGCCGCCCAGCACCAGGCTGTCGCCGGCGAAGTAGGCCGTGCCGAGCGGATCGGCGCGCAGCTGCTCGATCGCGCGGTCGGCCAGCTCCTTGCCCATCAGGTTCGCCAGGTCGCGGTCGTCCGTGGCGGCAGTCAGGTGCTTCTCGCCATCGAGCAGCACGATGTTGACGCTGTAGCCCGGCCCCGACACGGCGCGCTCGATTTCGACGGATTTCACCTGCTCGGACAGCTGGAAGCGGTCGACAGCCTGCTGGCCGGTGACGAACGAGACCCGGTCGTAGCCGTTCTCGGCCGCGTAGGTCAGCACGCGTTTCAGGGCCAGGTTCAGCCACGCGTCGGTCTTGCCGACGAACGGCGCGGCCGGCACGACACCCTTCGCGTCCAGCATTTCCTGCCGGTAGCTTTCCCGATCCTGGTTGTCGAGGCGATTCCAGTCCTCGTCGCTGATGCCGAAGAACGCTTTCGCATCTTCCTGGGTGGTGCCCATGAAGCCTTCGCGCTTGCCGATCTGGCCCCAGTCGCTCTGCAGTTCCTCCACGTGCAGCACGCGGTTGCCGTCGACGTCGATCCGGTCGTTGAAGCGGATGTGGGCAAGGACATTCTTCTCGTCCCAGTGCGCGGAGCGGAAGGTGCCGCGCGCGCGCTGCTGGCGCTCCAGCGCCTCGTCGGCCTGCAGCCGGGACAGCTGGGAGCGCTCGTCGGCGGTCAGGTCGGCTTCGGTCCAGCCGGGCCTGCGCATGTTGCCCTCGACCTCCCAGCCGTACTTGTCGCTCAGCTCGCCGATGTAGTCGTCCAGCCTGAACGACGGTTCGCGCTCGGGCAGGGTCAGGAGCAGTTCGCGGTAGTTCTCGCCGCCCGGCAGCGTGTAGTTGTTGTACTTCGGCGGCTTGGCACTGTCGGCCGGGAGGCGGTAGGCGCGGTTCGCTTCGCCGTCACGCTCGGCCATCAACTCATAATATTGTTTCCATGCGGTGTCGCGTTCCTGCTGCGTCAGGTCCATGTTCCACATCGTGGCGGCCAAGGCGAGCAAACGATCGTTGTACTTCTCGAACACCGCCTCGCGCCTGGCCAGCCCTTCCTCAGTCGGCAGCGGCGCCTCCTCGTGCACCGTTTCCGTGACGCGCACGCCATTGGCGGCCAGGTAATCCAGCAGCGCGGCCTTGCTGACCTTGTTGTTCGACCCCTGCAGGTTCAGCCAGTCCAGCACGCCGGTCCACTGGATCTCGTCCTGCTTGACGCCCTTCTGGGCGAAGCCGCTGCCCATGATGGTCTCGGCCCACTGCAGGGCGGTGGCCGATTTCTGCGGCAGGCGCTCGATCGCACGTGCCAGCTGCGAGTACCAGCGCGGCTTCTGGCCGTCCGAGAAGCGCGCGGCATGGGCCTCGCCGAACGGGCGCGCGCTGCGGCCGTTGACGACCGCCGCACGGGCGCGGCCGATCAGGGCCATCGTTTCCGCCTGGGTACGTTCCTCCATCCAGTCGGCGATCCGGCCCAGGCCCACGGCGCGCAGGGCGGCCTGCACCTTGGCCACGAACTTGTCCCAGCCGCGGATCGGACGGCCGTCCGCCGCCAGGTCGGCCAGCGCTTCCTCGGTCGCGGTGGCGAGATCAATCGCGTTGTCGTAGCGTCCGACCTTCTCGCGCGCCGCTTTCGCCAGCTCGGGGTTGATCAGGCGCAGGCGGTTCATTTCCCGCTGGATCTCGTCCTCGGCCATGATGACGCGCAGGCCGTGGTGGCCCAGCGCCTCGTGCGCCAGCACGAATTCGAGCTGGCGTTCGTCGGCCAGGTTGCCGGCCACGATCCACACGTGCCCGTCGAGGTAGGCGCCGCGCGTATCGGCCGGCGCATCGAACGGCAGCTGGTCGACCGTCTCGACCACCGACAGGTCCGGGGCGGCGCGCCAGCCCTGCATGATGCGGCGCGCGGCCTGCTCGGCGTCGCCCCGCGCCATGCCGGCGCCACGTCCACCGCGCGAGAACCGGGCCTGTTCATCCTCGTCGTCCGGCAGCTTGTCGTCGCGCCGGCGCAGGCGGTCGTCCTCGCGGCGCTGCTGGCGCACGGCGATTTCCGCCGGCGACGGCACCAGGTTGAACTGCATCGCCGCGGCCCGGCGCGTGTCGCTGGTGCCGCTGGCCAGCTCGCGGATCACTTCTTCCAGCCGCGCCATCTTGGTGTCGAGTTCCTGCTGCTGCGGGAACGGCTGGCCGCGCTTGGCCTGCAGCCCCGGCAGGGCTTCCTTCGCCTTGTTCAGCTGCTCCTGGTAATAGCGGGCGCTGCCGCGCAGGTCGGCCGGGTCGGCCCTGCGGTCCAGGTCGGACAGCGCATTGCGCAGGCCGTTGGTGGCGAATTTCAGTTCGTCCGTCGAGGTCGAGCCGTGCACCAGGGTCGAGCCGTCCGGCCGGTTCAGGCTCACGGTGGCGAACGTGGTTTCCTTCTTGAAGCCGTCCGGCTTCTCGACCGTCAGCTCCACCTTCAGGCCCAGCATCGTGCCGACCACACGCGAGTCCGACTGCCCCTTTTTCAGGCCGGCCATCATGTCGCTGGCCATTTCGGCCAGCTCGCGGGCGGCGTCGGTGCGGGCGATGTAGTCCTGGCCGTCGATCGTCGCCTGGAACGGCGACTGGTCGCCGAGCGCGGCGTGCAGCGCGTCCAGCGCCGTGTTGATGGCCTGGTAGCGCTTGTTGCCGACCTTGACCGAGATCTTGGCGTCCTCGTCGCCGGCCTGCTGCTGCTCGACCAGCGCTTTCAGGGCGTTGGCCGCCTCGTTAAAGCTGCTGTAGGTGGTGCCTTCCACCTGCACCGTGCGTGCGGCGACCGCTTCGGCCAGCTGCGCGCGGCCGTCGTCGATCCGCTGGGCGTCCTGCTGCAGGGCCTCGATGCGCTTGGGGTGGCGCGCGATCGTGCGCTCGGCATCCTCGACCTGGCTGATGATGCCCCACTCGCGGCGCGCGTGCTGGCGCTGCAGCAGTTCCAGGTTGTCGATGTCGGACGCCAGCTGGACCCGCTCCAGCAGCAGCGGGTCGCCCGAGGCGAGCGCCGCCAGTTCCGCCATGCTGACCGATTCCTCGTCGGCGAAATCCATCGAGAACGCGCCGTCGTACTTGCGGATGCCGTTGATGGTGCGCAGCTTCGAGGCGTTCAGGTTCCACATCTTGGCGTCGATCGTGCGCTCGGTGGCGTACGCGAGGATGGCGACCTTGAAGTCCGGGCGGCGCACGTTGCCGTTCTCGTCGAACCCGATCAGGTTGCCCTGGCGGATGATGCGGCCTTCGCGCTGCTCGATGTCGGACGGCTTCCAGGTGACATCCGCGTGGTGCAGTGCCACCAGGCGCTGCTGGACGTTCGTGCCGGCGCCCATGCGCTGGGTCGAGCCGATCAGCACCCGCACTTCGCCATCGTTGACGGCGTCGAACAGGGCCTGCTTGGCCTCGTCCGTCTCGGCCTCCTGCACGAAGCGGATCTCGGACGCCGGGATGCCGCGCGCGATCAGGTTGTCCTTGATCTGCTGGTAGGCGTTCCAGCCGCCGCGCTGCGCGTTGCGCATTTCCTCCATCGCGTTCGGATCGTACGCTTCCAGGCTCTCCGAGATCGCGCGCAGCTTCGCCTCGTCGCCCTCGCGCAGCGCCTCGGCCTGCTCCTTGAGCAGCTCGTCATAGGCCTTGAGGACCTTGTCGTCGCCCTTGCCCCTCGGCACCGAGCGGTCCAGGAAGATCAGCTGGGTGCCCTTCTCCTTGTCCCACTTTTGATAATGCTCCAGCACGCGGTCGGACAGCACATCGAGCTTGCCGCCCGCTTCATCCGACGGGTTCGTCGGGTCGACCGCGCGCACGTCCAGCGACACTTTGCGGGCGCGGTCCATCAGGCGCAGGCGGGTCGCGTTGCGCTCGTACGGGTCGGTGATGAACGGCAGGCCGTCGAAGTCGGCGATCGTCTGTTCCAGCAGCGCGATCTGGGCCGGCGTCGGCTGCACGATCACGGACTCGCGCCCGCCCCCTTCCACTTCCGGCACCGGGAACTGCTTGCCGGGGTTGTCCTCGGCATAGGCGCGCTTGATGTCGTCGTTGTCGACCGCGTCGGTGAACGAGTAATACAGGTCCATCAGGGACCGCATGTTCGACCAGGTGCGGCCCAGGCGGTTCACTTCCACCAGGCGGCCGGTCTCGTTCGGCTCCCAGCCGGCGTCGGTCGACACGAACTGGGCGCGCCAGGCGTCGAAGTGCTCCAGCCCGAACTCGCGCAGTTTGTCGGCCGCCAGGTAGCGCATCATCGTGTACATCTCGGCGGCCGAATTCGAGATCGGCGTGCCGGTCATGAACGTGACGGTCCCGGTCGGCGATTCGGCCAGCACCCGCACCTTGTTGTACAGGTCGAACGCCTTCTGGCTACCCGTCTTGTTGCCCATGCCCTTGACGTTCGTCAGGCGCGAGCTGTAGAAGAGGTTCTTGAATTCGTGGGCTTCGTCCACGGTCAGGTCGTCCACGCCCATCTGCTCGAAGGTCAGGAGGCGGTCTTTCCTGGCGGCGCCGCGCACCTTCTCCATGCGCGCGGTGATCGAGTCGACCAGGCGCTCGGCCTCCTTGACGCCGAAGGGCTTGCGACGGCCGTTGTCCAGGCCGTCCTCCTTGGCCTGCTCCTCGGCTTCCTTGACCGCCTCCAGCGCCGCGTCCATCTCGCGCTGCAGGTAGCGTTCCTCGGTCTCCGGGGAAATCCCGATGTAGAAGAACGACGAGTGCGGCACGATCACGATGTCATAGTCGCCGGTGGCGATCTTGGCGAACAGCTTGCGACGGCGCGACTTCTCGAAATCCTTCTTGCCGGCGGCGAGCACCTTGGCGCCCGGATACAGTTTATAGGCGTCGTTCGTGAACTGCTCGACCATGTGGTTCGGCACCACGATCATGGGCTTCCTGGACAGGCCCATGCGGCGGCGCTCCATCGCGCGCGCGATCGCGGTATAGGTCTTGCCGGCGCCGACGGCGTGGTCCAGCAGCATGAAGCGTTCGCTGATGCCGCGCCAGATCGCGTTCTTCTGGTGGCGCCGCATGTTGATGACGGCATCCGGCACCTTGCCCGGCAACACCAGGTGCGAGCCGTCGTGCTGGCGGTTGACGCGCACGTTGAACTTGTCGTTGAACAGGTCGACCAGCTGGCGGCGGCGCTCGCCGTCGCCGAACACCCAGTCGTTGAACTCGTTCCTGATCGCACGCGCTTTCAGCAGCGCCAGCTTGGTCCGCTCCTCGTCGAAGTGCGGGTTGCCGTCCGCGTCGTAGGACATCAGGCGGATCGAGCGGCTGTTCAGCAGCTCGTTGATGATGCCGGCCGCGGTGATGCCGTCGGCGCCCCACTGTTCCTCGTTGACGCGCACGGCCTGGCCGGTCGACACGGAATAGGCGTTGGTCACTTTCGAGAACGAGACATGGGCGTCGGCGCCGGTGATGTGCCTGACGAACTCGGCGTACACGCTTGGGGGCACCCAGGTCGAGCCGAGCAGCACCGTGACGTTCTCGGCGCCCCAGGCCTCGGGCTGGACCGCCTCCAGCGCGGCCACGTTTTTCTCGAGGCCGGCGGCCTTGGCGGCGGCCAGCTTGCGGCGCACCTCTCCCGACAGGTATTCGTCGGCCGGCACCACGATGCCGCTTTCCGGGTCCTCGAACACCAGCGGCTTGTCGGCGTTCAGCAGTTCGGTGCGCACCTCGGCTTCCGGCTTGCCCAGCAGCTCGGCGATGCGCGCCATGTCGGCGCGGCCACGCTCGGCCATCGTGATGGCGAGCGCATCGGCGGCGCTCGCGGCCTGGGTCGGCGGGATGTACTTGTTGATGACGCGCGCCGACAGGATCGGCGCCGGCTTGGCCTTGGCCTCGCGCGGCTGCTCGCCGATCCTGTCGGCCTTGGCCTTGGTCAACGCCGGGCGGTAGCCGACCTCCAGCGCCTGCACCAGCGCACCGTCGGGCATGTTGGCCACCAGGCCCGAGTTGTTCGGTTCGCTGATGAAACCGTGTTCGGCGACAAACGCGTCGTAGGCGGCGCGCAGCGCCTTGCGGTTGGCCTCGATCTCCTTCGGCGCGGCGTCCTGCGCTTCCAGGTTCAGCTGCTTGACCAGCAGGTCGCGCAGCTTGACCATCTGGGTCAGGCGGTTGAACCGGGCCTGGCCCAGCTGCAGGGTGGCCGGCACCTCGGCTTCGCTATTGAAATAGCGGCGCTCGTACAGGTTGTGCTTGGTCGGCACTTCCTTGCCTTGGAACATGACGGTCTTCTTGACCGCCTTGCCGTTGGCGTCCTTGACCGCCTCGACCTTGTACCAGCGGCCGCGGTTGTCCAGGAGGAGCGACGGCGACCACGGCGCCTGCGGGGTCAGCTCGCGCCGGGCCAGCTCGTAGTCGCCGCGCGCGGTCTCGCGCTCGATGATCTGCTGCAGCTTGCCGTCCTGGTCGATCGTGATCGAACCGGCCTCGTGCCCGGCCAGCGCGATCCTGAGCGAATCGCTCATCGCCTGGTGCGCGGCCAGCATTTCCTCGATCGGGTCGATCTCGGCGCTCATGACGCCTTTCGGCAGGCGGGCGATCGCCTCGTCCAGCATGCTCGCCAGGTCGGCGCCCTTGGGCAGCGTGACGTTGACCCCGTCGCGGCCGTGCATCTTGCCGGTGCGGCCAAGATCGCCCATCACCATCGACGGGTGCGTGACGTAATACTGGTTCACGACCATGTCTTCGCCGCCGGCCGGGTCCTTGACCTTGCCGGTCTGGACCCATTCCGGCACCTTGGCGGCCAGCTCGCGCCGCTCCATTTCGGCGCGGTGGTTCTTTTCCGGCTTCGAGCGGGCCGCTTCCAGCGCGGCCGTCATCGTCACTTCCTCGGACGGGGTCAGGCGCTGCAGGAACACGATGTCGGTGACGACCTCGGTGCCGGCGTTTTCCTTGAACGCCGAATCCGGCAGGCGGATTGCGCCCAGCAGGCGCGCGCGCTGCGCCAGGCGCTGGCGCGCGCTCGGGTCCACGGCATCCATCAGGTAGCGCGAGACGACCTGGATCTGCAGGCCGCCGGGTTTCACGGCCTCGATCGCGCCGAGGAAGAACTGGTTGTGGATCGACAGGCCGTTCAGCTCGGGCTTGAACTGGAACGTCAGCGACTGGCTGCCGAACGGCGGGTTGCCGATCGCGAGATCGAAGGAGCTGTCAGGCAGCGGCACCTTCTGGAAGCCGGAGTGCAGCACGGTCTCGCGCGGGTACAGCAGGGCCGCGATGCGGGCCGTGATGGCATCGTATTCGACGCCGACGAACTTGGTCTGCGGGGCCAGCTGCTCGGGCACCAGGCCGAGGAAGTTGCCGACGCCCATCGACGATTCGAGGGTGATGCCACCCTTGAAGCCCAGGTGCTCGGCCGCCTTCCACATCGCCTGCACCACCTTTTCCGAGGTGTAGTGCGCGTCCAGCGTCGAGCGGCTGGCGGCGGCGTGCTCCTTGTCGGTCAACAGGCTGGCCAGCTCCTCGCCGCGCGCAGCCCACTCCGGCTTGAACTGGCCGGTGAGCGGGTCGGGGAAGGCGTTTTTCAGGCCGCCCCAGCCGACGTATCTCGCCAGGATCGCCTGTTCTTCCGGCGTGGCGCGGCGGTTATCAAGCTCGACCTGTTTCAGCGTGCGGATGGCGTCGAGGTTGTCGTTGAACTTGACGGTCTCGCTGCCCTGCCCGAGGCGCAGGTCCGGGTTGATGCGGAAATTGACGGCCGGAACGGTCGCCGGCGCCGGGCTTACTCGTCCGGGCGCTCCGGTGCTTCCCGCATCATTTCCTGGTACTGCCTTTCCGCTTCCGCTGCGTCCCTTGCTTCCTCGCTGTCCTCGTCCGGTTCCGGCGGCAGCAGGATCAGCTGCGGCAGCACCACCTCGGCCGCCTCGTGCTCCTGATACCCCTGCGCCATCAGCGCCTGGATCTCGTCCTGCGCCTGCCGGGCGGCGACCTGGATCGCCGAGGCCAGCTGCCCCTCCGCTTTCAGCTGCGCCACCTTCTCCGGCAGCCACTGCTCCCAGTGCTTGCGTGCCATCATCGCGAGCGTCGTCCTGTCCATGGCCCTTCTCCTGCGTGTCCGTAGCGTTGAGTGTATCGCGGTTCGGGCTGGCGGCGAACACGGCTTTGCGTGCGCGCTCGGCCAGCGCGGCCGCGCTGAGGTCGGACGGCATCCACAGGTTCTGGCCGCCGCCGAACGGGTCTTTCGCCTCGGTCACGCGCATCATGACACTGATGCCCGACGGCGATCCGGTGCCGCGCATGCCGTCGGAGCCGACGTGGATGTAGATGCCGCGCTGGGCCTGCTCGTGGAACATCGTCAGGTAGGCGTCGCCGCCGACGGCCGGGCCGCCGCGGTTCACGCTGACCGGCTTGATCGCCTTGCCGAAGCGCTCGGCATTGGTAAAACCGGCGTCCAGCAGCATGCCGGTCACGTCCTTCAGGTAGCGCTGGGCATCCTTGAGGAACGCGTCCTTGACGCCGCCGCTCGGCTCGTCACCGGGCGGACCGTGCGGGAATTCCCTCGTTTCCGTGTAGCCGTCGATCGCCGGCACACCGTAGTCCAGGCGCAACTTGGCCTGTCCGTACACCTTGCCCGGTTTATTCGCCTTTTCCTTGGCCGGCGCGGCGGGCGCTTCGTCCTTGGCCGGTTCCGCCTTGCCCTGCGCCAGCATGGCGCGCTCGCGGGCGTCACGGAACTCCTGCAGCTCCTTCTCGTGCTCGGCGATCTTCTCGTCGTAGACCCAGGCATTGCCGGTCGATTCGGCCCGCTCGCGCAGCGTCCTGAGCGTCGACAGGCGTGCCTCGATCTCCGCGATCCGCTTGCCGAGCATGTCGATGCCCTCGGCCGTCACCGGCGCCGGCGGCGCCACCAGGCGCGTCACCTCGTCGTTCGAGACGGCGTTGACGGCCGCCTCGGTGTCGGTGCCCTCGTGCAGCTCGGCGATCGCGTTATACGCGGCTTTCCACTGGCGCGGGCTGATCTGGTCGACGAACGGCGCGGTCTTGTCGTTGGCGCGCATGCCGCGCGCGGCGGTCGAAACCGCCTTCGAGAACGAGCGCACGCCCTTGCGCACCAGCATTTCGATGACCCTGGACAGCGCCGGCAGCAAATCGCCGGCGGTGTACTTCTGGCCGGTGATGTTCAGCTTGCCGCCGAACACGTCGCCCAGCACGTCGCCCAGGTGGCCGAGGGCATTCTGGAAATCGGCGTCGAACAGCTCGTCGTCGGTGATCTGGCGCGGTGCGGGCTTGGTTTCCGGGTTGAGTCGCGTGGCGGTTTTCGCCTGGTCGTAAGCACGCTTCACCTTCTGCAAGATGTCGTCGACCCGTCCGTTTGCGAGATCGGCTTCCTGCAAGCCGAGCGTGCGCAGCCCGGCTTCCCACTTGTGGTTCATCAAGCCTGCGAACTGCGCCGCCTCACCATCCAGGTAGCGCGCCAACGCCGCCTTGTTGAAGCCGTTCATGCTGTCGGTGCCGAAGACCTGGTCGATCCAAGCGGCCGATCCGAGGCGCGCGAGATCGGCCGCCCGGCGTTCCTCGGCAGCCTTGCGCTCGGCATCGCGCTTGTCGCTGGCGGCCTGTGCCGCGGCGTCCTTTTTGGTCACGCGGTCTGCGTCCGGCACGTCGCTCCATGCGGCGCCGGTCGGTCCGATGCCATGCACGTAGTTCTTCTCCGTGAACGCACTCCAGCCGTTCTCCTTCAACCAGGACTGCAGCGCCGCGATGTCCTCCTGGCTGAAACTCTGTCCCGGCAATGGGCGCAGCTTCACGCTGTTGGCAGCGGCGCGCTCCACCACGTAATTGCGGACCGGCGCTTCAGTGAACGGCGCGGGTTTCGTTTTCGCCCTGGTCTGGGCGTCGGTTTCGCTGGCCTCGGTGATCTTCGCGCTTGCGGCCCGGCGCTCGGCGCGGTCGACCTCGCTCTCGTGTCCGGCCACCACATCGTCGACCCACGACCGGGTCAGCCGCTCGTCGTCCTTGGCCACGCCACGGTTCAGGGAGCTGATCTCGTCGGACAGCCGTTTGTCCCCGGCCTTGTGCGCGCGGAACATCAGGCCCAGCAGCTTCTCGTCCAGCTCGGCCCGCAGCGCCACCTTGTCGTTGGCCTGCTGCTCGGCGCGGGCGCCGGATTCACCGGCGGCGGCCAGGATCTTCTGGCCCGCCTCCTGCAGGTATTTGAAGAACGGCGCCGGGTCGCGGTGCACCGCGTACTTCGCCTGCTTCTCGGCCGCCAGCACGTTGGTCGGGACATGGCCGGCATACTTGACGGCCTCGGCCACGCTCTTGCCGAGATTGATCTGGTGCAGCAGCGAAGCCAGGCCCAGGCCGCGGATGTGGGCGTCGACGTGGGCAGACCCGGCCGGGACTTCGCCCTTCTTCGGCGCCTGCTGCTGGTAGGCGTGCAGGTCGGCGTTGGACTGCTCGCGCAGCGTGGCCATCGCGGCGTCGACGGTGGCACGATCGGCGGCGGTGAGTGCGCCGAGCCAGCCGGTGGGCTTGGTGCCGGTCTGGCTGGCCTGTTCCTGCAGCAGCTGCTTGAACATCTGTTTCGTCAGCGGCTGCTCGCCCTTGTAGCTTTCGCTATAGGAGGTGTAGACCATTTCCAGGTCGGACGGGAACATGTGCTGGATGCGCTCCTGGGCAACCCGCAGCATTTCCTTGTACGCGCGGCTCTCGAACGGGTTCTGGGCCGGCAGCGCGGCCGCGCCAGCCTGCGTCAGGCGCCCTTCCGGCAGCTTGGCCAGCGCCGCCTGCGCGGCCTTGATGTCCTTCGTGATGGATTTGCGGCCGTTGGCGTTCTCCTTGCCCAGCGGGCGCGCCTGCAGCCGGGCGATCGCCTGCAGCTGTTCGACGCGGCTGGCCTCCTGCTCCATGGTCGCAAAACCCTTCACCACGCGCTTTTGCTCGGCGGCCGGCTTGGCCTGGGCCTTCTCGGCCTGGGCGGCCTCCTTGACGGCCGCATGCAGCGGCGCGGCCAGGCGGGTGATGTCGCCGTGGGTTTGCAGCAGGTCGGCGCGGATCGCCTCGGCGGCGGCCTCGATCGCCTGGATGCGGGACGGATACGCAACAGACACCAGTTTCGGCGCCGCGCCGCGCGTGCCGAAGCCGATCCCGTTGCCGTTCCTGCCGCCCTGGGTGTAGCTGGCGGCGGCGGCCCACTTGCCGTTCGGGGCCTGCGCGACATTGATCTCGAACGCGAACTGCTCCGCGCCGTTCCTGTGGTTGTCGCGCGTGACGGCGGTCTCGTAGTCGGCGAACTCGCCGTTGGCCGGGACGGTGTCCTGGGTAAAACCCCAGCGGGCGAGCACCAGCTTGCTGGCCTCTTCCTTGCGCTGCTCGGTCGTGTCGACGCGCCCGCCCTCGGGCTGCGACTGGGCGAACAGTTCCTCCCAGGCCTGGCCGCGGGTGCGGTCGCCATACATCAGCGCGCGCAGGCGGTTGGCGTCGGCCGAGACGTTGCCCTCGTAGCCGGCCTCGCGGATCGCTTTCAGGCGCGGCGCCAGGCGCAGGTCGGAGTATGCCCCCAGCACGTGCACGCCGGCGATGCGCTCGCCGTGCTTTTTCAGCAGGGCCGTCAGTTCCTCGTTCGAGACCGCTTCGGCCGCGCTCGGGATGCCGATGACCGGGCCGTCGTCCAGGTCCGGGTCGCGCGCCAGCTCCAGCATGGCCGACTCGTAGGCCTGGGTCAGGCTCAACTTGCCCGACTGCAGCGGGATGATGGCGCGGTCGCCGTACTCCTTGATCTTGCCGGCGTACTCGCCGACCAGGCGCAGCGATTCCTCCTGCCGGCCGACGATGTCGGGCATCACGAAGAAGGCGCGGTCGTTGGCCTCGCCATCGGAGGCTTCCGAAATCGCCCGGTCCAGGCGCTCGTAGCGCTCCAGGATCTGGTCGAACGACAGGATCTGTTCGCCTTTAAAATCTTCAAAACCCTTTTCCAGGGCCTTGGCGAACGCGCGCTCGTTCAATTTATAGATCGGGAACGCGCCCGAATCGACGAACAGGTAGCCGTTCGATTCGGCCATGCTCTCGGCCAGGGCCTTGTCGACATCCCTGTTCGACAGCTCGGACACCATCACGCCGACGCTGCGGTGGCCCTCGAACAACTTGCTGTAGTCGCCCGGCCGGCTCATGCCGGAGACGAATTTCAGCGGGTTCTCGACCGTGCCCCACATGCCGTTCGGCAGATTCCTCGGGTTGTGGTCCAGCTCCGGCAGGCTGTTGAGCCAGTTGTTCAGCGCCTTGATGACGCTGGCCTGGGTCATGGTGTCGCCCCAGTGGTGCGCATCGTCGCCCAGCATGGTCGCGTCGCCGTTGTCCAGCAGCAGCAGTTCGGCCATGCCGTCCTTGCTGCCGCGCTCGTCTTCCTGGCCGAGGCGGATGCGGGTGTCGTTCTGCTGGTAGGCGCGGCTCACGTGGTAGGCGTCCGGGCGGGTGCGCAGGACGTTCTGCACGCGCGCCACCAGCGGCGCCGGCAGGTCGATGTGGCTGTAGCCGCTGCCCTTGAACTCGATCCGCCAGAAATCCACCTGCGGACGGCCGTCCTTGCCCTCGGTGACGACCATCGGCTGACCGTCTTTTGCCGCCACCGATGCCAGGATGTTGCGCGTGAGTTCTTCCTTGCGCTTGACCTCGGCCTCGTCGAGCAGGCCGCGGCCAGCCGCCGTCTTCATGTCGTCCTCGACCACGCGGGCCATGTCGTCCTTGCCGACGCCGCGCAGCTGCCCGATCATGGTCTCGATGCGCTTGGCGAACGGGGATTCCTGCCAGGTGCCCTTCGGCTGCATGGCCGGGGCGGCCGATTCCGCGATCTCCTCGTCGCTCGACTCCAGTTCGCCGGCCTTCTTGCGGATACCGGCCGCCAGCGTGATCCGGTTCGCGGTGTCGACGGCCGGGTAATCGCGGGTCTTGATGCCCAGCACTTCGGTCGCGTAGTCCTCGGCGCGCTCCAGGTGGCGCAGGGTCGCGGCGCGACGCTTGGCTTCCTTTTCCGTCTTCGGCGCGTCCAGCTTCTTGTCGCGCTCGACCAGCCAGCGGCGCGGCGCCAGCGCCATCAGGGCGTTGGCGATGTCCTTCAGCTGGCGCTCCAGGACCTGCGCGGCCTGCGGCGCGTTGGTGAACACCTCGCCGTGCTGGTAGCCGAGTTGCGCCAGCTGCTCGGCGACCGGGTTCCACCTGGCGATCGCGGCGTCGACGATTTCCTTGGGCAGGGCGTCGGACACGTCGCTGACCTTCTGCATGCCGGCCGCGTCGAGCGGCGTGAACGGCACGGCCGTCGCCTTGCCGGTCTTCTCGCCGACGATCTGGTCGACCTTCTTCTCGCGGAACGCCACCGATTCCTCGGTCAGGCGGTTGGCGTTGGCGTCCTGCACGAAGCCGCTGCGGTACGCCCGCAGGTAGTCCGGGGCGTGCTCGGCCAGCTTGGCCAGCGCGGCGTCGATGCGCGCCGCGAACGGGGTGCCCTTCCACGGCCAGTCGCCGGTGGGCGCGATCGCCTTCGCTTCGCCGGTGATGCCCAGCTTGGCATACTCGCGGTCGATCAGCTTGACCACGTCCTCGCGGTCCTTGTTGCGCTGGCGCAGTTCATTCGTGCCTGCGGTGATCGCCTGTTCGCGGGTGGGATACTGCGGGTCCCAGATGCTGGGATGCGAGCCGCCGCCGGCATGCCCGATGGATGCCTCGGTCGAGTAGGTCCAGTTGCCGTTCGGGCCTTGCGCCACCAGCACGCGGAACTTGACCTGGTGCTTGCTGCCGCCGCCCTTGCCGTTGTCGTATTCGAGGCCGATTTGGAAGTCGTGGAACACGGTGTCGATGCTGCCCGGATAGCGGACCGGCACGGTTTCCTTGGTAAAACCCCAGCCGATGGCAGTCGCCAGCTGCAGCTGCACGTCGGACGACTCCGGCTTGAGGACGTGTTCAAAACCCCTGGTCGGGAAGTTGTCCTTCTCGGCCTGCTGGCGGGCGCGCTCCTCTTCCCACTGTTTCTCGACCTTGGCGGTGCGCGCTTTCAGCGCCTCGCCCTTGAGCGGGACGAACTGGTCCAGCGCCGCCTGCGAGACCGGGATCGAGGTGTGGAACTTGAACGAGAAGATGTGGTTGCCCGCCTGCGTGTTGCGATCCTTGCGCTCCGGGTGGTGCGCGTGCTCGTCCTGCAGCGCTTCGAGCTGGTCGTGCAGCGACGGTTTGTCGAAGGTCGACGGCTCGCTGGCGGCTTTCTCGGCCTGCTCGTGCGCCTTGGCCAGGCTGTCGCGGGTTTCCTTCGCGCTGGCCAGGAACTGGCGCGCCACCTTGAGTTTGGTGACGAACTGCCAGCCCTGCTTGTTCTCGTCGGCCGCCTGCTTGTCCGCCTCGATCTGCGCGACCTCGGCGCTGCGTTTGGCGATCTCGTCGTCCAGCTTCTTGATCCGTTCGGCGCGCTGCTCGACCGGGGTATGGTAGTTGGCCGGGTCGGCCAGCTTCTTGCCCAGCTCCTTGTGCTTGGCCGCGGTCGACGGGTCGGTGCGGGTGCCGACGATGCCGTGCTCGTAGGCGCGGACATCGTTCTCGAAGTCCTGGCGGTTGAAGCCAGGCGCCTTGCGGGCGTGCGGGCGCGTGGCCCAGGCCTTGGCCGGGGTGCGCGCGACTTTCCTGTCCAGTTCCTCGACCTTGCCGGCGCCGAACTTCTCGCCGATCATCTTGCCGCGGTCCTGGCGGTCCATGTCGGCGTCCGACAGCAGCACGCGCTTGATCTCGTTGTGCTTGTTGTCGTACTCGGTGGCGTACCACTGGCCGGTCAGGCCGTTGACCGAAATCTCGACGCTGCGCTTGTCGTCCAGGTCGAAGGTGTGCGTGACGGCATAGTCGCGCACGATGCGGCCGTCCTTGTCGACCGCGATCTCGCTCTCGCCGGCGTCGTCGAACTTGCGCCAGACCTGGTTGCCGTCCTTGTCCTTCCCGTCTTTCCGGTAGTTCTGCAGCTTGTACTTGAGGGCCTGCGCGGACAGCGTCTGCGCCGGGCCGCCCTTCAAGCCGCCGGTGGCCATGCTTTCCAGGTCTGCCGCCTCGCCATCGTCGAGGCGTTCATCGGCGCGGATCTGCTCCAGCATGCCAGCCGGGATCTGCTGGCCATTGGCCAGCTGGCGCTCGACCGTGGTCCGGTAGCGCTCGTACTGGTCGCTGCGCTTGGGCGACAGGTCGCCGCCGAAGTCGGGGTAGCCGTGCGGACGGTCCGGGCGGTCGGTGCGCAGGCGGAAGCGGCCGCGCTCGTTCTCGTACAGCGCTTCGCCGGCGTCGTTCTTGCCGACCGGGGTCGACTTGGCGACGAAGTCCTTCATGTCGATGATTTCCGACGTGGGCTGCGGCTTGGCGGCGTCCTTCGCCGGTGCGGCGGTGAGCTGGTAGCTCATGCCCTTGCGCTGCACCTTGCCGGCCTGCGCCAGCTGTTCCAGCGCTGCTTTCGCGCGTTCGGTGCCGATCGTGCTGCCCGGCTTGTCCGGGTCGCCCAGGATGCCGCCGAGGCGCTTCGGCGTCAGGCTGCCGCCAAACTGGTCGGTCTCCAGGGCTTTCAGCACGCGCTGGTGCAGGTCGCCCTGGTAGTCGGGTTGTGCCGGCTGGGTGGCGGCCGCCTTGGCCTGCTCGCCCTTGACCGCCTTCTCGTGGACGTTCAGCCACATCGACAGGCGCGCCTCGGCGGCGGCCTGGTCCTCGTTCATGCCGCGCCCGACCATCTTCTGGCCGGTCGAGGCCGAGGTGGCCGTCACCGTCACCGGCCCGTTGCCCGGTCCGCCGATCTTGGAAATATGGTACGGGGTGTCCGACACGTCATAGACGATGTCGCTCGGCAGGTAGGCCGGGCCGGTGTGCTCGCCGCGCAGTTCGGCCGCGTACTCCAGCAGCGACTTGCGGAGCTGGGCGCGGCGGCCGGTCGCGTCTTCCGGGTTGTACGCCAGCGAACGCTCCAGCACCGCGGCATCGTGCGGGTCGACGCCCGCCAGCGGTTGCGCCTTCTGTGCGGTCGGAGCGGCGACCTCCTTGGGCCGCGCCTCGCCGCCGAAATACACCGGGTTGAACGGCGCCGTGGTGTCGCCTTCCTTGATCCACTTCTTGAGGCCGTCGACGGTGGTGGCGGTGATGTTCTCGCCGCCCTGCCAGCCCTGGGTGTAGTGGGCCTCGTAGGCTTGTCGAGCCTGCTCGGGCGAGTTGTAGCCCAGCATCACCTTGTGCTCGTCGAATTCGCCGGTGTCCTGGTCCAGCTGGTCGATCACGAACACGTGGTGGCTGGCCGGGTTCGGGCCGACGTAGGTGTCGACCGCGTCACCGTCGGCGCCCCTGGTGCCGCGGATGTAGCCGTAGTGGTCCTGCATCGTGGTCGACCACGGCGCACCGTCCGGGTCCGTGCCCTCGCGGGTGGTGCCGACCGGGTTCTCGACCATGAGGGGGATGCCCTGCAGCTCGGCCTCGCCCTTCTTGTAGTTGCCGGCGCGCTGCTGCGCTTCGCTCGGCGGCTTGCGGTCGTTCTGGTCGCTGGTGGCGGCCTGGTGCGCGCCGGCGTCGATCGCGGCGGCCGCCGCCGGGTCGATCCGGGTCAGGCTCGAGACCGGCACGGCGGCATCGGACCCTTGCACGCGCGCCCACTGGCCATCGTCGGACAGGTCGATCAGCTGGGTGCCGTTCTCGAACTGGTCCACGCCATTGATCGTCACCTGCACCGGCTCGCCCGGCTGCAGGCCGACCGGAGCCGGCGGTGCTGCGCCGTCCTGCGGGGCCACGCCGGCGGCCGCGGCGTCTTGCGCGCCCGGCTGCTCGACCGGCACGGCGATGAATTTGCCCTGCTGCTTCGGGTGCGGGATCACCTGGTACGGCACGCCATCGCGGGCGGCCAGCGCATCGGCCTGTTTCTGGGCCAGATCCTGGTTGCGGAACGGGAACGCGCGCAGCGGCGAACGCCCGGCGGCCGCCGTCAGCGGGTTCTCCGGGACGGCGGCGCCTGCGCTCGGGTCGTCCGGGTTGGCGGTGGCGGGCGTGCTGCCTGCGGCCGGGGTGGCCGGGGCCTGGCGCGGCTGGGACGGGTCGGCGAACAGCGAGCCGTCGATCGGCAGCGGCTCGTTGGCCGAGATCGCGCGCGCGACGTTGGCGCGGAAGTTGCGCTCGGCGGTCTTGTCGACCTCGCCGATCTGGCTGGCGATCTCGTCGGCGACCTGGGTCCGCTGCTGCTGGTCGGCGTCCGGCGACTGGAAGATGTCATTGCGTTGCTTCTGGCGGCCGGCGTCGATGCCGTGCCCGGCCAGGCCGAACGGCGCCAGCAGCAGGGTCATACCCACGGTCGGGGCGATCGCTTCCTTGGCCGCGTCCCACGGCGAGTGGTCGTCGATGCCGTAGCGGCGCTCGGTCTCGGCTTCCGAGGCGTTCTGGCCCATTTCGGTGCCGACCTCGACGCCGATCGTCTCGGGCAGCTGGCGCAGCCAGGGTTTCAGGACCTGGGTGTTGGTCGCGCCTTCCAGGGCCTGCTCGGCGGCGGTGCCGGCGCGGCTCTTGCCGATCGCGCGCCCGGCGATGCCGAACAGCTTGCCCAGCGCGAAGGTGCCGATCGACTCGCCGGCGCCCTCCTCGAACGCGGTGATGCGCGCCGCTTCGCGCGCCTGGTCCTCGGGGATGCCTCCCTTTTCATGGGCCTTGTCCAGGGTTTCCTGGCCCTGGCTCATGGCGGCCGGCAGCGACGAGGCCACCGAGCCGATGCCCAGCCGCGCCACCATCGGCAGCGCCGACGTCGGCCGCGCGATCGCCGCGCCGACCGCCATCGCGGGCACGATCGACTGCGGGATCATGCGCGCGCCGGAGGCCAGCGCGTTGGTGGCGAAGTTGTGGGTGCTTTCCTGCGGCTGCAGGTCCGGGCGCTGGGCCTGGGCACGGCCGTAGTCCGCGATACTCTTGCCGATGTCGTACAGCTTGTCGCCCGGCTCGACGGCGTACTGCAGCGCCTGGCCGGCCATCTTCGGCAGGTCGGAAATGAAACCGGCCTTCAGCTGGTTGGCGATCTCGCCGAGTGCGCCGCGCTGCTTGACCGGCTGGCCGTCCGCGCCCGCGTACGAATACTGGGCATACGGATTGGCGCCGGCCGGCTGCTGGGCGAACTGCGCGTACGGGTTGGCCGGTTGGGCGGCCGGATCGGCCGGCTTGTCGACAAACTGGGCGTACGGGTTCGGCTGGGTATCGTCGGACATGGCTTAGTTCCCTTGCAGGTAGCGCCTGGAGGCGCCGGCGCCGAACTGGGCGTCGAATTGTGCTGCGGTTTGCGGCTGTTTCCTGAGCATGTCGATCGCCGCCGGCGGGATCTGCTGGCCTCCCTGCTGCGGCGCCGCGCCACCCGGGCGCTGCACGTACTGCCCGGATTGCGTGTCGAACACCATATCGGGTTCCGGGGTGAAGGTCTTCTGGTTGACACCACCCTTCATTTCGAGGTAGCGCTTGTTGCCAGCGGAAGCCGCGACCTTCGCCGCTTCGAGGTGCTGGTCGGCCGTGTAGCGGGTGGCGCCGGCCTGGATCTGGTGGCCGGCGTTGTTGAACTCGCCCTGCGCCGCGGTCTCGGCGATCTTGCCGGCGGTCGGGTTGGCGGCGAAGCGCTGGGCCTGTTCGGCGTTGCGCGCGTACTTCGCCATCGCACCGTCGCCTGCCAGCAACACATTCAGCGGCATGAGCACGCCGTCCACGGCCGGACCCTGGTCCGTGATCGTCATGCGCTGCGCCAGCGACGGGTTGTTCTTCAGCGCGGTGCGGGCGGCGTTGTAGGCGTCCATCGTGATGCCGTCGCGCACTTCTCCCATGCCGGGCATGGTGACGGAGGTGCGGCCGTTGGCCATGTCCATCACCGGGATGGCGCCGGCCAGCGGGTCGCGCGCGTAGGGCAGCGGGCCGGCGGCCGCCGGGGCCTGCGCCGGGGCGCCGCCAGCCGCGCCGAGCACGGTCTTATAGGCGGCCTGCAGCTTGTTGACGTAGGCCGGGTCCTCGGCATAGCCGCCGGCCTTGAGGGCGGTGGCGAACTTGCCCATGTCGCTGCCGGCGCCGACGGCGCCCGGATAGCGGCTGTTGACCAGGTTCACATACTGGTCGGCGAACTCGTGCGGGCTGGCGTACTGGGCGTACTGGTCGCGCGAGCCGGTCATGTTGTCGGTCGCGGCCACGCCGGCCTGGCCTTTCACGGCCTTGATGTTGCCGAGGTTGTTGGTGCCCGGGATCACGCTCTTGCCCCAGCCGGTCTCGTGGCCCCACTGGGTCAGGAGCAGGTTCGGGTCGACGCCGAGCTTGTCGCCGGCGGCCTTGGCCGCTTCGCCGTACTGCTGCACGAAGGCGGCGACGTTGGCGTTGCCGCCACCGCCGGCGCTGGCGCGGGCCGCGTCGGCCACCGGACCGCCGCTTTCCTCCTCTCCCTGCAGCTGGGCCAGCATCTGCTGGTAGCGCTCGTGGATGCCGTCGCGCTGCTGCTGGCGGGCGGTGAAGGCGTCGACGCGCTTCTGGTCGTCCTCGCTGAGCGGCACGCCATCCTTGACCTGGATCTGGCCACGGTCGCGCGTTTCATACGTCGTGGTGCCGGTGTTGTGGTCGACCGTCTGGTAGTAGGCGGCGCGCGGGTCGGACGCTTCCTCGTTGTCGATCGCGCCCAGGGCCTCGTCGCGCGCGGCGGCGGCCATGCTGCTGTAGTCCGGGCGCGGCTGGGCCGGGGCGGCGGCCGGGCTGGCGGCCGGTTTCGCGGCCGGCTTCTCGGCCGGGGCGGCGGCGGGCTTGGCGGCGGGTGCCGCAGCCGGGGCGGTGGCGGGCTTGGCGGCAGGCGCCGCGGCCGGGGCGGCCGGCTTCTTGCCGCTGCCGAAGGCCTCGCTGGCCGCGTGGCCAATCTCGTAGGCGGCGCGGCCGCCCAGGTAGGCGGCGGCGATCGGCTTGGCCGGGGTGAAGCTGGCCACGCCGGCGATGGCGTCACCGACACCCCATGCGGCGCGGCCCAGGTCGCCCTGGCGGATGCCCTCGTAGGCGTTGATGGCGCCGTCGCCGATGGCCATGGCACCCGAGGCTTTCAGGAGTTTCATGCCGGCCGGCTTGAGCTTGGCGCCGAGGGCCGCCCAGTCTTCGCCCGAGCCGAGGATCTTGCCGGCGTACTTGCCGATCACGCCCGGTTCGGCGGCGCCGGCCGCGCCCGGCGGGACCGGGTGCAGGCCCACGCTCTGGCGCAGGGTGGCCACGTTCGGGTTCTGCGGGCCGACGTTGGTCGGGTGCGCAACCATGCGGTCGGCGGCGGCTTTCAGGTCGGCCTGCGCCTGGTTGGCGTTGACGGTGATGCGGTCGCGCAGGCCCGGGTTCGGCACCGTGGCGTCACCCGCGCCGTTGACGACGGCCACGCCAGGGCGCACCGGCGGCGCGCCCGGTTTGCTGTACGGCGCCTTGGGGGCGGCCGGATCGGCGGCCGGGGGCGTGGCGCCGGGGCCTGCAGGGACCATCGCGCGCGAAGCGCTGGGCGGCGTGGCGCCGGGGCCGGACGGCACCATGGCGCCGGGGCGCGGGGTGCTGGCCGGCACGAGCGCGCGCGAGCTGCTGGGCGGGACCGCTGCCGGACCCTGCGCCACCGGCATGGTGGTGCGGGCCACGCCGGGCGCGGCGGCATTGCCGGCGCCGTCGACGCGGATGCTGGCCGGCGACGGCGCGGCAGCGGCGGGCGCCGGGCTGGCCGGGGCCGGCAGCTGCGGCGGCGCGCCAACGGCCTGCTGGGCGGCCTGGGCGATGCCGCCCCCCATGCGCTGGCGCAGGGCCTGCTCGGCCGCGCCCGGGGCGGCGTTGGCGCGCGCCTGCAGGCGCTCGCGCAGCGGCGAGGCGGCCGGCTCGGCGGCCGGGGCGGCGGCGTTGCCGTTCAGGCGTGCCTGCACGGCTTTCGCGTCGGCCTGCGCGTTCAGCGAATTCTTCGCCAGGTCGTCACGCAGCGACGGGTTGACGTTGCCCGGACGGACGACATCGGTGAGCGTGGGCGGCTTGAGGCGGTCGGCCACGGCACGCGCCTGGGCCTGCTGCTGCGGCGCGGCGTCCGCGATGCGCTGGCGCAGGTTCGGCTGCTGGCTGGTGGGTTCGAGCAGGTCGTCGGGATTCGGCATGGTCGGGGTCCTCGGGTTACGCTTTGTGGTTGTAGATGTCCTGCGTGGTCGCTTCGATACGCTTGCTGGTGTTGTAGGTCCGGGCATTGCGGTTGTCGATGCGGCTGTCGTACATCGACGAGTGCGAGACCACTTCGGAGGTGGAGTAGTTGGACGTCTCGCTGACGGTCTCGTTGTCGCTGTAGGTCTGGCTGTTGTTGTAGCTGGACACCCCGCCGGTGGTGTCCGAGGTCCCGGCCGAGAAATTGTTCGCGTTCGAGATCGAGATCGAGCTGCTGTTGCTGGTCGAGCGGGAGGTGTTGTTCGACACGCTGACGCTGCCCGCATTGCTGGTGCTGCCCGACATCGAGGCCGAGACGTTGCGCGCGCTCATCGCGGCCGACGCCAGCTGGGAAGACAGCTGGGCGGCGGCGCGCAGCGAGGCCTGGGCGGTCTCGGTGCGCGCCTGCTCCAGGCGCTGCGTGATCGAGGCGGCGTTGATGGCCAGCTGGGCGCGGCTGGCGTACACCCTGGTCTGCAGGTTCTCCACCTCGGCCTTGGTGGTGGCCTGCTTGTTGCCCACGCGCTGCTGGGCCGCATAGGCGTCGACGCGGCTGTTGAACGCCTCGGCGGTCGCGCTCAGGCGCGCGCTCTCGGCGCGGGTGGCGGCCTGCGCGGCCGCGATCTGGCTCTTGTAGCGTTCCAACGGGAACTGCTGCAGCTGGCGGAAGTTCATGCCCGCTTCGGACAGCTTGCCGTCGGCAAGGACCCGGAACGCCTCGACCTGGCTGGCATACCCGGCCACGCGGGCGGCGAACAGGTCGGCCTTGCCCGATTCCTGCTGGACCTGGGCCAGGTAGCCCTGCACCGCCAGGGCGGCGCCCTTGGCCTGGGCGGCCGCGCCGTCGATCGCACTTTTATACAGTTCGGTGCGGTTCTTGTTGTTGGCCACGGCCAGGCTGACGGCGGACACGCGTGCGCGGTACACGTCGGCGATCACTTTCAGGCTGTCGACCTGGGCCGCATACTGCTGGGCCAGCTGGAGGTTGAGCTGGCCGCGTGCCTTGACCGCTTCCAGCTCGGCTTTATAGACATCGAGCTGGGCCAGCACCGCCTGCAGGCGGGCCTTGAACACCTCGGCCTTGGCGCCGAAGGCCTGCACGTCCGCCTGGTACAGCATCACCCGCGCATCGAACAGCTGCATGCTGGACTCGACCCGGTATTTCGCGGCGTCGAGCGCGCGCTGCTGGACCTGGTTGAACAGGTTGATGAGCTGGGTTTCCAGCTGCATCGCGTTCGAGAACGCGAAGGCGAAATTGGCCTGCTGCATGCGGGCCTGCGCGACCATCGTCTCGCGGCTGGCCTGCACGTCCTGTTTCAGGCCGGCGTCCAGCGCCGCCTGCACCAGGCGCAGCAGTTCCCCGCCGGGCACATTGAAACCGCGCGCGGCGACCGATTGAAAGGCGGCGTCGGTCGCGCTCCAGGTGGCGGCCACCTCGTCGTCGACGGCCTTGTCCCAGATCCGCTGCTCGACCTCTTCGGGCAGCGCCGAGAACCCGCCCTGCACGAACGTCAGCAGGCGGTTGTTGACGCTGGCCAGCAGCTCGCTGTGGTACTCGACCTCGTTCCAGGTGAACTGCAGGTCGGGCACCATCGGCGCGGTCGGCGCCTCGCCGGCGAAGGTCGGGACCTCGTAGGTGGGCGCGTCGGGCAGGTTCAGGGAGACCAGGTCCGGCACCGCCGGCAGCGTGAAATCCGGCTCGACCGGGGCCTGCACGTCGTCGAGCAGCGGGGCGCCCGGGACCAGCGCGTCGAACGGGTCCGGCAGCGGCACGTCGATCAGCAGTGGCGGCACCAGGTCGTAGGCCGGTGGCGTGCCCACGTCGAGGCTGGCGGCGGCCGGGGCGTCGGGCGCCTGCGGCAGGTCCGGCATCTGCAGCGCCACGGCCGGCTCCTGCGGCAGGTCTGCAGCCGGCGCCACCGCGATCAGCGGGATGTCGATGTCGGGCGGGACGATCGGCGGGATCTCGATGTCGAGCGTGGCCAGGGCCTGGATCGCGGCGGTGCCGCCGGCCTGCGCGGCCGTCGCCAGCGCCTGCGACTCGCCCAGGACGGTGGTAACGAGGTTCCCCGCCTGCTGGATCTCTGGTGGTTGTGGAACGCTGGTCATGGCGCGGCCTTCAGTCGGAGTGGACGGTGCGGTCGACGCACTCGGTCGACTGCGAGAAGTTGTCGGAAATGTTCGACGTGATCGAGTTGGTGAAGTGCGAGGTAATCGAGTTGCCGGTGGTGTTGCTGTAGGCGATGGATTCGGACTTGCTCATGCCCTTGTTGCGGTGGCGCCCGGAGCTGTTGGAGACCACGTTGTTGAAGGTGTTGCCCGAGATCCGGGTGTGGCTTTCGTTGAGGCTGTTGCTGTTGCTGGTCGAGTTCACGGCGGCCTGGCTGTCCGAGTGGCTGCTCGACGTGCCGCGGGAGTTCGACACGCCCATGCTGCCGCTCTCCGAGATCGAGGCGTGCACGCTCTGGGCGGCGACGGCGGCGGCCGCCATCTGGCCGGCCAGCTGGCCGGCGGTGCGCACGTTGTTCTGGAGCGTGCCGGCGAAGGCCTCGGCGTTGGCCAGGTTGGCGCGGCCGGCGTCGAGCAGCGCGCTCGCCTCGGCCAGCGCCCGCTCGGCGTTGGCCTGGGCCACCCGCACGCTGGCGTCGGCCAGCTCGGTCTTCGCCGACTCTGTGGTGACATAGGCGCGGATCTTGGCGCCGTACACGCTGGCGGCCGAGCGCAGCTGTTCGACGGTCGCTTCGCTGGCGCCACGGTAGGCGTCGATCTGCGCCCGGAACATTTCCAGCGGGTAGTCGCCGGTCTGCTTGAGCTGCAGGTCCAGCACCCCGACCTTGGCTTTGACCAGGGCGTCGAACGCGCCGACCCTGGAGCGGTAGCTGGCCACCTGTTTCTCGAACATGTGGGCACGCTCGACCTGGGCGCGCACGGCGCCGCCGAAGGCCTCGTATTCGCTCTGCTTGGCGGTCACTTCGGCCTGGTAGGCGGCAATCCGGGCCTGGTACTGGTCGGCGCGCGCCTTGTTGGCGTCGGTCAGTTCGCGCGCCGCCTCGACCTGGCTGCGGTAGGTGTCGGCGATCACGCGCACGCCGCCGATCTGCGCCTGGTAGATGGCGATCTTCTGGGCGTTGACCTCGCCGCGCGCGATCTGGGCCTCGATCTGGGCGCGGAACACCGAGATTTGCGCCAGTGCGCTGGTGAGCCGGACCTTGAACACCTCGGCCTTCATGGCGAACGCGGCCACGTCGGCCTGCATCAGTCTCACTTGCGCGTTGAAGATGGCGATCTCGTGGGCCAGCATGGCCTTGGCCGCGTCCAGCGCGCGGGCCTGGGCGGCGTTGTGCTTGTCGATCAGGCGCGACTCCAGCGCGATCGTGCTCTCCAGCGCGAAGCGCAGGTTCTGCTGGGCCAGCTGGGCGCGCTCGACGGCGACGGCGCGGGCAAAGCCGCTGGCCCGGGTCAGGCCGCCGGACAGGGCCTGCTGCACCATGCGGTCCAGGGTCGCGGCCGGCATGGCGAACCCGCGCGCCTGCAGCACGCGCGCCGCTTCGCCGGTGGCGCGCGCGGTCAGGCGGGCTTCGCGGGAGGCAGCGCGGCGCCAGATGGCCTCTTCGACATCGGGGCGCAGGCCGGTGGCGTGCTCGTCCATGATGAGGCCGGCCAGCGCGGAGGTCATGTCGGTGAGCAGCTGCGACTGGTAGGCCACCTCGCTGTAGGCGAATTCGACGGTCGGCAGGTCCGGGCGCGCGCCCAGCTCGGCCTCGAACAGCGGCAGGGTGAGCACTGGCGGGTCGGGGATGACCAGCTCGGCCAGCGTCGGCGCGGGTGGCAGGATGAAGTCGGGCGGCGGCGGTGCCGAGACGGGCAGCAGGTCGGGCGCGTCGGGCAGCAGGATCGTCGCCGGGTCGGGCAGCTCGAGATCGGCCAGGGCCAGCTCGCCGGCGTCGTACGCGGGCACCTCGGGCATCGCGAACGGGGCCATGCCGGCCGGCGTTGGGGCGTCCGGCAGCGGCGGGAACGCCGGCGTCAGGTCGAACCCGGCCGGCGCTTCGCCCGCGACCGGCATGTCGACATCGGTGCCGGCCGGCGCCGGCGCGTCGATCGGCGTGAACGCCGTGGCCAGCTCCGACAGCGACACCAGCGAGGCCAGCGCGCCCGCCATGCTGCCGCTGGCCAGCGCGCCGGTGGTCAGCATGACACCTTCGACGATGCCCGCGGCCTCCCCATCGGCCCAGTCGGCGTCGTCGGTCGGCTGCAGCTGGTAGTCCGGCAGGCTCTCTCCCCGCGGCGGGTCGGGCAGGTCTCCCAGCGGCGCCGGCGGCCCGAACGGCTCCATCGTGGACAGGCCGGGCAGGGTCGGCAGGGTCGGCAGGGTCGGCAGCGGCGGCGGCGGCGGCGCCGGCGGCAGCTGGGAAAAACTATGGATGAACGAGCAGCTCATGGGTGTCCTTGTCAGCAGCAGTCGGTGGTGACGGGCGGGTCGTCGAAGTAGACCGGGGTGCCAGTGGCGACGGTGAAATTGTCGTAGGTGGCCCACACCGAGACGCCGATGCTTTGGTTGCAGGCGTCCCGTTCGATGTACTTGTACGGGTAGTAAAAGGCCAGTTCGCGCACGTAAGGACTCTCGAATCCGCCCTCTTCATAGCTCGGGTCCTCGATCCAGTCGTACTGGTAGTCGTCCATCGAACCGAGGTGGGGGACCGGCTCGACCGTCCCGGCCATGGCGTCATAGCGCCAGATGTAGGTCTTGCTGGTATCCGCGAAGACGCTGACGCAGCCCTCTTCGCCGCCGGGATCGCTGATGAACACGTTGCCGTACACGCCGGCGGTGGCCGCCTCCATCACCTTCCACAGGGCGCGCCCGGCGTACTCGGGCCAGGTGTCTTCGCTGGGCTGGGAAAAGGGGTGGATGCTGAAGTAGATGTACAGCGCGCGGCGGGTGTCGTTGGGGTAGGAATAGACGCCGCCGCCCAGGATCGGGTACAGGTTCGCCTCGTCGTGGCCGATCCAGCGCGCGTTGTAGCCGTTCACGTCGATGGCGATGAAGCTGGGGGCGAAGTTCGGCCCGATCGGGTTCGGCCCGCCGATCGGGCTGCAGGCGTCATGCCAGTCGCTGCCGTAGGGCACGTTGGCGTACAGGTCGTCGTTCGATTCGGCGATCGTGGTCGAGAAGTGGAACGTGGTCTCGCTGTCACCGCGCCCCAGGCGCACCTCGACTTCCATGGCCAGGCCGGTGGTGGTGCTGAGCGGCGCCATGAACGAGGCATAGTCGCTGTGTTCGCTGCGGCGGTTCATGCCGCTTTCGTTGCCGTCCTTGTTGTCGTACAGCGGGATCTTCTCGCCGGCGCGGCGCGAGGCAATCTGCGGCGTGTGGTCGTAGGAGTGCAGCGCCAGGATGTATTCGCCCGACAGCACGCGGGTCTGGATGCCGAAATCCCGCTCCAGGCACTTGCGCACGCCCTGCATCGCGGGCCGGTTGTCGCAGGGGAAGATCTGCTTGTCCTCGTCCGGGTCGAGCGTGTAGACGATGTCCCACAGCGGCAGCGGTTCGCCGCGCGTGGCGTGGCGGTCGCCGACGCTGCGCACGCCGTCGCCGGACTGGCTGTCGGCGAGCGGGTCGTAGCCGAGCCATTCGCCAGTAAAATTCAGGTCCCACTGCATCGGCAGCGATTCGCAGCGCAGTCCATTGCCCGACACCGCCATGATGCCCTCGTCGTTCATCCAGACGGGAAGCGTGTGGGTCCCTAGGATGATGTGGGTCTCGGCGTGGTCGTTGCCGTCGGCGATCCGGTCCCGGTAGGCGTCGTACATGATCTGCACGACCTGGTCGATGTTGTCGCCCCCCCAGTAGCCTGTCGATTCGATCTCCCAGTCGGCTCCGGCGCCGGACAGGAACAGGTTGGTGGCAGCCCAGAAATTCTGGTTGCCGATGATGCCGCGCAGCGGCAGGCCACTGTCGCCGAACGGCGGCCCGGTGTCCGGCTCGATCATGATGGCGCTCGGCGTGTACCAGGGCACGCCGGAGCTGAGGTAGCGGATGCCGACCCACATGTACGGGGTGCCTTCCTGGCGCTTGGGTTCCTCTGCCTCGGGTTCGACCTGGCGCTCGGCCAGGCCCGGCAGCGGCAGCTCCGGCGGGATGACGCCGCCTTCGGCCTCGGCGTGCAGGGTGGCGCCCGGTGCTTCGCCGCCGCTCTCGTGACGCTCGCTGCGGGTCTCCTGCTTCGAGCTGGTGTACGGGCTGTCGATGCGCAGCAGGTGCTGGCCGTTGTTGGTCGTCACCGTCAGCCGGCTGCCGTCGGGCATGGTCTGGTGCTGCTTGTAGAATCCGCCCGGCTCGCCGGCGGCGATGCGCTCGTCCACGCCATTGACCGACAGCAGCTTGCCGAGCAGGCGGCGCCCTGCCCGCTCGTAGGTCTTGCCCAGCTCGATGTTGCCCGAGATCTGGATCGGCAGCGGGCCGGTGTAGATCGGTTCGCTCATACGCTCCTGGCCAGCGGGTTGACGTTCAGCTGCATGCTGGCCAGGTCGAACCGGCCGCCGTTGACGTTGGCCAGCTTCCAGGCCCAGTAGTTGCCGTCGACGCCACGTCCGAACTTGACGCGCGTGCTGTGGATGGCGTCGGGGATCTGGCGCGGCACCAGGCGGTAGGTGTATTCGTGGTGCTCGTCGGTGATGAGCGTCATTTCCATCTCGCCCTGCGAGCGGTAGCCGACATAACCCGCCTCGATGCGCTTCCTCTGCGGAACCGACAGATCGCTGGTGCCCGAGACGATCGACGCCGCGATCGGCGCGCCCAGGTCGGTGTCGCCCATCAGGGCCACGATGCCGTCGCCCGTCGCGGCCAGCTGCATGCCGGCGAACTGGGCGAAGCTGTTGGCGGCCACGCCGTCGTAGCGCACCACGCCTTTCAGGCGCGTGTTGAGCACCACGGCCACCGTGTGCGGCCGGGTCAGCGTCAGGGTAAAGGCGCCGGCGCCGCCCATCTGGAAGGCCGGCAGGACGATGGTGGCATTGCCGATCGCCTCGTCGTGGCTGTCCGCGCCCACCTCGAACAGCGGCAGGGTCAGCAGCGCCGTGGCGGTCTGGCCGGTGCCGGCGGTCGCGGCCAGCGCGAACCTGTCGAGGGTGACATTGCCCTCGATCAGGGCGTCGGCGCCGCCCCAGGCGTTCACCTGCAGCAGGCCGAGGGTGATCTGGCCGTCGGCGGTCGTGTCCTGCAGGGCGGAGGCGCCGGTCCTGAACGACAGCAGCGAGACGTTGGCACTGGCCACCGTGCCGGCCAGGCCAGCCGCGGCGAGCGCGAACGGTTCGAGCTGGCTGGCGGCGTTGGCGCCGGCAGTGGCCGAGACCTGGGGCACCGGCAGCTGCAGCAGCTGGGCCGCGATGCGAGCGCCGGCGCTCATCGTGCCCGCGACCTGCGGGAACGGCAGCGCCAGCGGCGGCTCCAGCGAGCCGGACAGGCCAAAGGCGGGCATCGCCAGGCGGCCGGCGATCGTGCTGCCGGCTTCCATCGTGCCGGCGGCGCCGAAGGCGGGCAACTGCATGCCGTCGGCCATGCCGGCGTTGGCCAGGCCGAACGACGGCAGCGTCAGGCCGGACGGGTAGCCGTCCAGCCGGGCGCCGATGGTGCCGGAGGCGTCGACCGCGAACAGCGGCAACGGCAATGCCGGTTCCAGGGAACCTTCGAGCAGGAACGGGGTTTCCTGGCCGCTCAGGTCGCCCAGGTCGACATTGCCGTTGTTCGCCATGGTGGACTCCCCTTACGCGCTCGGCAGGGTGATCGGGAACGACGCGATGGTCTGCGTGGCGCCCGAGGTGACGGCGGTGCTCGACATGTTCAGCTGCGCGCCCGAGGTGGCGATCGCGCCGTCCATGCGGATCTGGGTGGCGGTGGTGTCCAGCGCGCCGGTGTCGGCCACGCTGCCGGTGAAACGGAACCAGCCGGCGGTGCCGCTGGCGACCGCGACCCCGGACCAGACCTGGGTGTCCAGCTTCGAGAGCACGCCGCCGCTGGAGGCGCCGAACTTCAGGCCGTTGGCGACGGTGACGCCGCCGGCCATGGCGGCGACGGTGGCCGACAGGGTGGTCGTGTCGGCGGCCACGGTCAGGCCGTTGGCGGCCGCGCCCATGCCACGCGGGGCGCTGATGGTGACGACGGCGCCGGCGGCGGTGGCGGTGTAGTCCGGCACCGAGCGGGTGGCGTTGATGGCGGCGGCGACAGCGGCGGCGGTGGCGTTCAGGTCGGTGTTGAACGGCACGCTGCCATCCATGATCGACACGCCGTCGACGGTGATGCCGTTGACGGAGCCGGCCGAGCCGGACAGGGTGACGGTGCCGGTGGCCAGCACTTCGGCGGTGCGCGCTACCGAGATGGCGGTGATGGTGGCGAGCAGGGTGCCGGTCGGGGCGCTGTCGGCGGTGGCCGGCTGGGCGCCCGAATAGATCTGGATCTGGCCGTCCTGGAAGGCCGATTTGAAGGAGCCGGCGCCGTTGATGTAATCGCGGGCGGCAGTCGAGAGGCGCAGCGTCATGGTGAATCTCCTTGGTCAACCCCGTCAGCGGGGCAAAAAAAAAGCCCCGCGGAGGCGGGGCTGCTTGGGGAAAGCGGGATTACTGTGAAGAAAAGGCCAGTTTTCGCGCGAAAACGGGCACTTAACCGGGTGGCGCGGATGTGCTAGGCGTCGAGGGTCAGCAGGTACTGGTGCGCCTTGCCGGTGCGCAGCAGGGCGGCGCCCTGCCCGGCTTTCGGCAGCGTGTAGGTGTCGACGGTCAGGTTCAGCAGCGTGCCGTCCGGCATGCCCAGCACGATGCCCTGCGGGGTGGCGAACATCACGCCGCGCTGGCCGGCCAGCTGGTCGTTGCCGAGGATGTCGCCGATGTCGCCAAAGGCGACCGTGCCGGGGATCGGCGGGCCGTCCAGCTTTCGGACCAGGGCGTTGTCGGTGAAACTGGCGCCCGAGAGGAACCAGATCGCGGACGCCGTGCCGACGAAGATCCCGGATTCGACCGGCGCCAGCAGCAGGATCTCGCTGCCGTCGATGGCGCGGTAGTCGCGCAGGTCGCAGTGTTCGTAGGACAGCGCAGTCGTGGCGAACAGGTGCGCGCCGACCGCGATGTAGATCCGGCCCCGGTACAGGGCCAGCGCCCGCCCGGCGGGCGGCTTGTCCAGCCACTGGGTGGCCAGCGGCAGCGAGCGCGGGCCGCCGGTATAGATATAGGTGCCGGCCACCACGTCGGCTTCTCCCGCCTTGAACAGCGTCTCGCCGTCGGCCTGGGAGAGGTACAGCACGGCGCGCGCGATGCCGGGGTCGCGCGGCACGTCCCAGGTGAACACGACGCCGGCGTTGGTTGGCAGGTCGATCCGCACCGGCAGTGCGGTGCCGGATTCCTGGCCGTCCTCGCGCAGCAGCGTCATCGCGCACAGGTACACGCCGGCCGGGAGCTGGCCGGTCGTGACGGCGGCCGCCACGCCGGTTGCGGCCAGCGGGATGCCCCAGCTGCGCACGTAGCCGTCCTCGTAGACCGCCGAGGTCAGCCCGTTGCTGTGGTAGACGCGGTTGCCGACGGTGACGTAGGCGATCGGCACGTCGTCCAGGCCCATCGCCACGGCGGTCGGCACCATGTTGCGGTCGAGCCGGTACATGGTGCCGTCCTGGACAAACAGGCAGTTCGATCCGTCCGCGTACAGCGAGTGGGCCGGACCCGGGATCAGGAGGCTCTGCCCGCCGCGGCGCGAGATCCGGCCGCTGTCGTCGATGTCGACGTTGACGGCGTCCGCCAGGTCGACGAACGGGTCGTCGCGGGTGGGCAGCGCCTGCAGGCGCTCGTGCGCCTCGGTGTTGACCACGCCGCGAAACCCGGTGATGAGGACGGGTTTCACTGGACGGCCCAGAGCGCGACGAGGTTCCACAGGACGGCACCGAACAGCACGCCGCGCCAGAACGCGCACACCGGGCAGCGGGTCGCCACCGGCAGCGTCACGTCCCAGACGAAGTCCAGGACCTTGTCGACCACGCGGTCCCAGGCCTTAGCGAGTCGCGCGTACATAGGCGTTCCAGAGCAGGATGAGGAACACGGCCTGTTCCAGGGTGCAGCCACAGTTCTTCTTGGGTCGTAGTACCGCTTGCATGGTGTTCCTCTCTCGATGGAAGTTGATAAAAACATCATTGCCGGGCTACACTCGGGTCTTTACCGGGAGAAAACAATGATGTTCGCGCTCGACGCACAGCAGTTCCAGAGGCTCGGCACCTGGCTCGACGAGCAGCACGCCAAGCTGGTCGCGGTCCAGGAGCGGGACCCCGAGGTCGCGCCGTACATCGTGACGATCGGCGACAAGAAGCAGCCCTACCTGGGCGCGATCGGCGGCGCCCTGACCTACGAGTTCACGCCGACCGGGCTGGGGATCATCACCAAGGTGACGTTTTGCAAGGGCCTGCCCGGCCACGAGGCCACGGTCGACCTGACCGACTACGACGAATGGTGACGCCTTAATAGGTGCCGTCGTCGTTCATCTGCTCGTGGGCGATCCAGTTCTCGTCGATGGCGGACGACTTCTTGCCGAACTCCTGCTCGAACAGGGCCAGCGAATCGGCCGCCTTCTTCGGGTCGTTGGCCTGGCTGTCCTGCTTGCTGTACGCGCGGTACAGCATCCAGTAGCGCAGCGAGCGGTGAAAGCGCGGGGAGATCTCCGGGCTGTCCTCCAGGCTCGCCATTTCGACCAGCGGGGTGCGCACGATGGTCAAGAGCAGCATGTCGTCCTCGGCGGGGGCCGGATACAGCAGGATCGCGCCGGTCTGGTAGTCGGTGACGAAGGCGCGCGGGGTGCCGGGCGAGGTGGCCTGCCAGTACGGGTTCTGGTCGTCCAGGTCGCGCACCGTCATGCGCGCCAGCGGGCGGCGGTTGGCCAGGCTGGCGCGGCGCACGAACACGACGGCCGGGTCCAGCGCGATCACGCCGGCGTCGAGCGGGTCGACCAGCAGCTGGGTCAGCGCGCTGGTCGAATCGACCAGCAGGCGGGCGCGGCGGCAGGCCTCGTTCTCGGCGTCGTTGGCGAACTCGATCACTTCCTCGTCGCTCCACAGGTACGGTTCCGTGGCGTCGTCGGCCTCGTTGCGAAACAGCGTGATGAGGTCCTGCAGGGTCATGGCGTCACTCCTTCCAGTCGTCGTAGGCGCGCTTGATGGCGTCGAAGATCTCGCCGGGCGTGATGTCGACCTGGCACTGCGCCGCACCCGTCGCCTTGTCGGTGTGGCAGTGCGCCGAACCGTAGTGCAGCATGTGGCACGGCCAGCAGGCGGTGCCGGCCGGCGCCAGCGACTGGGTGTTGAACCAGTGCTTGGTCAGGTTTTCCACGCTGCTGTGCGAGAGCATGACGATCTTGGCCACGTCTTCCTCGAACGCGACGGCGTTCAGGACGCCCGTTTCCGGGCCGATGACAAGATCGACCTTCTGCGCCAGCGCCAGCGTCTCGCGGATGGTCTGCTTGCCGGATTCGCGGTACACGCGCGGCTCCAGCTCCCAGCCGGCCTCCAGGATCTGGCAGGCCTCGTCGCCGGTGAAGATGATGACGGCCTCGGGGATCTCCAGCAGCACGCGGGCGATGACGGCGTCCATGTGCGGGGTGAACTTGTGGACCGAGGAACCGGCCAGCGCCCACATGATGGAAAACACCTGGGGGCCGCGCATGCCGATCAGGAGTTCGTCCGGGGCGCGCGCGGTCTGGATCGCGGTCAGGAAACCGCGCGCCTTGCCGGCTTCCTCGGGGGTGGCGTAGAAGCGCGCCTCCGAGTGGTACGGCAGCTCGGCCAGGAAACTGGTCCATTCGAGGTAGTTCTTGTTCAGCACCACCTGGCGCACGGCCTGGGGCCACATGTGGTTGGCGCGGCCGGGCATCGCCAGCAGGGTGCCCTCGATGGATTCGGACAGCTGCACGAACTTGTCGTAGCGGCGCGCCAACGCGGCCCAGAATTCCGGCAGCTCGTGGTTGGGGACCAGGTCGGGGTCGAGGATCAGCCAGTCGTCGACGTGCGGGTCGTGCTGGATGATGCTCTGGCCGGCCGGCGTGGTGTTGACCGTGATGTGGTAGCCCTGGCGTTTCAGCTCGGGCAGGATGTTCGACATTTGCAGCATGTCGCCGAAGCCGCCGAAGCGAGAGATACAGCAGGTTTTATCGGGCTTCGGCTCGTTGCAGCTCAGACGCCAGTTCAGGCCTTCGAGCTTCTGCACGACAAGGAGAAAACTGTATTCCATGCCGCCGTCGCGGGTCTGGTTGACGATCACGTCGACGCCGGTCTGGCTGGCGGCCGCCACGGACGCGATGTGGGTCAGCACGTCGTCGGGGGCGAAATCGTGCTTGTGGTCGGGGTTGGCGCCCGGGGTGCCGATGCGGGGGTAGAGGTCGCGGTGCGGCAGGTACAGCACCAGGTAGCCGCCGGGTTTCAGGACGCGCCACCATTCGGCGAGCGCCTTTTCCGTGTCGGCGATGTGCTCCAGCAGGTGCGACGAGAACACGGCGTCACAGGCGGCGTCCTCGAAGTCGGAGAGATCCGCGCAGTCGTCGACCTTCACGTCGGGCTTGATCGGGATGCCGAAAAGCTGGGTGTCGGCGCAGCTGTCGACGCCGACCACGTGCGGCAGGACCTTGCGCGGACCGCACCCGAGATCGAGCACGGTGCCGCGCAGGTACTGCACTACGTCCCAGACCACCTTGCGGGCTTCGTCGCCCATCGGGTCATCCGGGCGCCAGCTCAAGCCGGCTCCTGCAGCTGGGCGTCGAGCTGGGAAGCGGCGCCCTTCTTCGGCTTGCTGGGCGCCGGCGCGGTGCCGTCCGTCCAGAGCTTGCCGTCGGCGGTGAAGTAGTTGCCGCCCTGCTCGAAGTGGCGGCCTTCGCTGTCGTTCACGACCTGCGCGTAGGGCTTGTTGCGATCGAGTTCGGCCATGTGCTTACTCCTTGAAGCTGTGGCCGGTCTTGCCGAAGGTCGGGTCCGGCGCGTAGCACTGGTCCATCGGATCGCTGGCGGTGTCGCCGACCGCGCCCATGCTGTTGGTGGCGTCGACGGCGATGCTCATGCCGCCCAGGTCGGTGTGGACGCCGGTCATGCCGGTGCCGGTGCCGCGATCGGGAACGGCGCGGGTGTCGCCCATGACGACGCCGGTGCCGTCCGGCTTGTAATTCGATTCGGACATGCTGTTCTCCTGATGATTAACGTTCGCTGCCACGCGGGCGGCCGGCGAAGCCACCGCGCTCGCCGAAGATGTCGCCGACGTAGTTCTCGCCGTCGTCGGCGTTCTGCGGCAGCCAGTGCGGGACCTTCTCGGGCGCCGCGACCGTGCTGAAACCCTTGCCCAGGTCGGACACGGACGGATCGTTGCCGGTGCCGGTGCCGCCGGTCAGGCCGTCGTTGGACGACTTGAGCGGGCCGCTTCTGTTCAGCTCGCTGTTCTCGATGGTCATACGACCTCCATGTGGTACGCATCAAAAAAAACGCCCGCCCCGCCCGAAGGTAGGGGAAGGCGTTTTGCCGTCTTCCTGCAGCAATCTGCCGCCACAGGCCATAACTTTATGTAATGACCTGTTTTAGCAGATTATTGCTAGGAAGCGGAATCCCACTTGATGATGCGCGCATTTTTCGGCTGATTGTGAATCAGGCCAAAACCTCCGAGATAATACCAGGCAATTCCGCGCGAACGGCCATAATCCGAGGGAATAGCTCCGCGCATTTCCTCCGGGATGACGATGCCTTCGGCGACGGTGTCGTTACCGAAGAAGTACGCCCAGTTGGAGGCGCCCGAGGCCCAGGCGGCCTTGGCGATGTTGGTCTGCTCCACGAAGCGGACCGATTCGTAGCGGCCGATCTCGCCGTTGAGGATCATCTGGAAACCGGCGTCCACGTACTGGTGGACGGCTTCCAGGTCGTTCTTCAACTTGCGGAAGGTGGTCGGGTGCGCGAGGGAGATGTAGTCGTCGCCGGTGTACGGCGGGATGTTACGTTCCTTCATCACGTCCACGATGGCCTTCACGTGGTCCTTGCCCAGGGCGGCGTTGTTGGCCGCGGCGGCGGTGCCGTTGGTCGACAGCGTGACCGAGTTGGTCGAGGTGCCGCCGGTCGGGACCACGCGCAGCGGGGTCAGGTTGAACTGCGCTTCGGCCATGATGTCGAACGCCTTCTTGGCGTCGTTCTTCAGGACCTTGGCGATGATCTCCTTGACCGGCTGCTCCGACAGGTCGTCGAGCTTGGAGGTGTAGGGAACGCTGTTGCCGGCCTCCGTCACCGTCATCGTGCCCTGCGTGATGACGAAGTTGGTGGTCGGCATGGCGGTGCCCTCGGCCAGGGTGGTGCCCTGGGTGGCGACATCGCTGTAGACGTTCCAGTGGAAGGCCTCGCCGATACCCTTGCCCTGCACGGCCGCGTCCTTGATGTCCGCGAACTGGCGGAATTTCGTGAGCGGCTGCACGGACATGCGCAGCACCTTCGAGAGATTCGGCGACCACATGTAGCCGCCGAGCGAATTGGTCAACCAGACTTGTCCTGCCATGATGATGCTCCTTGATTGTAAAAGATGGATTGCGCTCTAGCCACCGGCGCGTGCCGCCTTCATGGCGGCGATGATCGAGGATGCGTCCTCGGGCGCCGGCTCGTTGGGCGCGGTCTTGGTGTTGATCGACGTGACGTTGTCGATCGTCTTCTTTGCTTCCAGCTTTTGCGCTCGGGGATTCGTGGCCGGTGCTGGATCTTCGCGGCGGCCCGGTTCAGGCACGGCAGCACCCCATCCGAACTTGGTCGCCATCTGCTTGCTGACGGTATCGAGCGCGGCGAAGAAATCGGTTCCTTCTTCGGACTGCATGCGCTGGATCTTGGCCAGGGCCAGGGCTTCCATGTCGGGGTCTGCGTACATCTCGGGATAGTCGCGGCGATTCTGCGTCAGTACACTCTCTACGACGAGCTTCTGCTGCACGTGCTGCGTCACCGTCTGGGCGATCTGGTCGACATCGAGGATGGGCGCGGGCGCGGGGGCCTGCTGCCGTCCAGCCAACATTTCGTCGAGCTTGGTGAGCGCGTTGTCCTCGTCGCCCTCGAACAGGGCCTTGAGGAACTCCTTGCGGGCGGCGACGCTGTCGTCGCTCGCGGGATTCTGGGCTGCGGGTTGCTGTTGCAGCTGCTGCTGTTCGAGCTGCTGCTGCAGGTACTGCTGGTGCTGCTGCTCGCGCAGCAGGCGCTGGGCTTCGGCCTCCTGGGCCTCGCGCAGCAGGCGGGTCGCCTCGGCCAGTCGCTTGTCGGCGGTGGCGTTCTTCTGGTACTGGCGCACCAGGTCGTCGACCGGGACCTCGGCCTCTTCGCCGTCGATCTTGACCTTCACCCTGGCCGGCTGGCTGGCGGCCGGTTCCGGCTCGGGGGCCGGGTCGTTCAGTTGCTGCTGCAGCTGGTCGGGCGCAGGTTCGGGCGCGGCGGCCGGCTCGGGTTCGTTCTCGGTGGGCAGCTCCCAGCCGTTGGCCTTGGCCATTTCGGCCTGGTGGCGCGCTTCCAGGGCCTCCAGGGCCTCTTCGCGCGCGGTCTTCTGCGGTGCTGCTTCTGCTGCGGGTGCTGCCGGTGCTGCGACTTCATCGTTTTGCACGTCCGATTGGATAGCGCTCATTGATTCACTCCTGGGTGGTGCCCGCGGGCTGCGGGCGAAAAAAAACCCGCGTTGCGCGGGCTTGAAACTGGGCGTAAAAAAACCCGCTCGATGGCGGGCCTGTAACTGGGCGAAAAAAAACCCGCCGGGGGGCGGGTTTCATGGGGCCGGGGACGGTTAGAACGCGACGTGCACGCCCACCGAGAACTGGCTGATCTTGAGCGCATCGCCCTCGTCCTTGGCGACCTTGCCGAAGTCTTCATATTCGGCCACGACCGAGACGGTCGGGCTGATGGTGTAGCGCAGGCCCAGGCCCAGCAGCGCGCTGGTGGTCCTGTTGGTGGTCGATTCCTTGTCCAGGCCGTAGCTGGCGGACAGGTCGGTGCTGTTGCGCGACACGCCCAGCTTGCCGAACCCGGACAGCTGGCCGCCCAGCGGCACGCTGCCGACCAGGGCTGCGTAGAACGACTGCGGCTTGGCGGCCAGGCGGGCGCCGTCCGCGCTGATCGAGGCTTCGCCGAAGTTGGCGTAGCCGGCTTCCAGCGCGATCGACTGGTTGAACTTCACGCCGGCGAAGACCTTGCCAGCGGTGGTGCTGTCGTCGAATTCGATCGTGCCGGAGACTTTTTGCTTGGCCTGGCCGATCGAGGCGCCGGCGTAGTAGCCGTCCGCGGCAAAGGCGGGAACGGCGCAGGCCAGGATCAGGGCGCTCAGCAGTGCTTTTTTCATGTTTCAGACATCCATTTATGATTGTTGGATCAACATTATATCCAGTGAGCAACGGTATCACAAAGAAACCTACCGGATGTGTTGCAATCCCGCCAATCCCTAGCGGATGATCCTGACCTCGCCTTCCGATTCGATCCATACCCGCGCACCGCAGGACAGCGGCTTGTCGGGCGAATAGACGACGCGGGAAGTGCCGACGATCTCGACCTCGTGCGCGTAGGTATTCGATTGATACGTCTTCACCGTCAGGACCGGCTCCTGCTCGCTGGCCGGCTTGCCGATATTCGAACGGATACGGTGCTGATTCACGTGCACGATGGTCTTGATGGCGGCCTCGCTAATTGGGGAAGCTCTGGTCGATGCCGCACGACGGGCAGTAGATCCGGTCAGGCATGACATGGAACAGGTCGTTGCCGCACGGGCAGGTCCAGTGGTGGCCGGCACGCACCACCGGGTAGCGCATGCGGCCGGCGGTGACGCCGCAGGTCGGGCACTCCAGCCAGGTGCTGCCGATCGGGACCACGGCCTGCCAGGTGTTGTCGCAGCAGGTGCAGATCGCTTCGCCGGTCATCGTCGGTTCCCGCTTTTGCGGGAACGCGAGAATCGCTGCGCTCATTCGTGCAGCTCCATCAGGAACACCAGGCAGCAGGCGGCGTGCGCGAGGTGCGAGCGGCCCGATTCCGGGTCGATGTTCTCGCCCTGGCGCCAGGCCGACAGGTGGCGCATGGCGGCCGCGTAGTAGCGGTTCTCCGCGTCCTCGACGCGGCGCCAGTTGTCGTCGTCATACTTGGCGGCGCCGAAGCCGAGGACGCGCACGATCTCGTCGACCGGGGCCATCGGCAGCAGCTCGTAGCGCAGCTTGCCGGCATCGTCCTTCATGCCCTCGGTCATGCGTCACCGAACGGGTAGACGAACACCGGGGAACCCTCGCCGACCCAGCTGCCGGCGATGTTGTAGTCGAAGTATTCCTGCGCCTCGTCCTCGTCCATGCCGTGGTGGTCGATCAGCGCCTGCAGCACCTTGTCCACGTCGTAGGCGGCCACGCGCAGGTTGATGCGCTCGGCGATGCCGATCACGCAGGCGTCGAACACCTCGCGCGGGTCGAGCAGCATGGCGTCGTCGCCTTCCAGCAGTTCGTCGAGCATTGCGCTATCCATTACTCTCCTTCGCGTTGTTGCAGTTCGGTGGCGGCCGCCTCGCCCGCCATCTGGGCGTCGGCGAGCCACTGGGCGAAGCTGTCGGCGCGGCGCACCACCAGCTGCAGCTCGCGCATGCGGTCGATGTCGCTGGCGATGCCGTAGGCCATCGCCTCCAGCGCGGCTTCCCTCTCCTGCTCGGCGCGGCCGATCAGGTACTGGCCGACGGCGGTCTCGACGAAAGCGGCCACGTCCAGGCCGAACTGCACCGTTTTCAGTTGCTCGCGCACTTCCGGGGGGAAGCGGGAAAAGTCGATCTCGTTGCTCATGCGCCGTAGTCCTGGACGAGTTTGTCGAAGTAGTCGCGGCCCAGCTGGGCGACGACATCGGCGGGGACCACGAAGTCGCCGCCGTTCATGCCGACCGGGTCGACATCGGCCACCGGGCCGGGTTCGCCCGGGACCGGGGTGTGCAGCTGCTGCACCAGGTGCTCGAAGAAGTCCTGTCCGATGGCCTGGACCACGTTGGCCGGGACGAGGTATTCGCCGTCCGAGACCTGGGCCGGCTGCTGGCCGTCGATGGTGGCCGGGATCGAGTCGGAGACGCCGGTGCCCGGACCCTGGATCAGGCCGCCGTCGGCGTAGGCCGGGGCCTGCGGCTGCTGGCGCTGCATCTTCTCGACGTATTCCGGGATCGAGTTGACCGACGCATCGAGCTTGCCGCGGTTGTCGCCCACGAATTTCATGGCGCGCTGGGCGGCGCTGTGGATCGGCGCCTTGGCCAGCTTGTAGCCGGGCACCAGGCCGATCGCGTCACCGGCGGCGGCGCCGTACTCGCCCTTGCGCAGGTCGTTGGCCACGTCCAGCGCGGAGGTCACGGTGCCGGTGACGGGCAGCATGTCCAGCGCCAGCTTGGTCTTCGGGTAGGCGTTCGACAGCTGCTCGTAGCCGGCCAGCGCGCGGCCGGGCAGGCTCGTCACCTGCTGGACGCCGCTGTTGGCCATCGCCACGCCACCGTTCCAGGCCTGCTGCAGCGGGCTGGGCGTCGGGACCAGGCCGCCGTCGGCATAACCCTCGCCTTGCGGGTACGGCAGGCGCGAGCGGCCGGTCAGGTCCTCGTTGGTGTCGCTGGTAAAACCGTTCAACTGGTTCGAGATCGGGTCGGGGACCCTGCCGCCCAGCTCGGCGCGGTACAGGCGCGCGTTGTCGGCCTCGATCCGCATCCGGTCCATCTGGTCGGCGCGCTCGTCGGCGACGTAGGACGGCAGCAGGCCGCCGTTGGCGTAGGCGGCCTGGGCGATCAGGTTGGCCCCAAGCGAATCCGGGCGGGTGGTCTCGATGCCGGCGTGTGCTCCCGTCCCTGCCGTCGGGGGCATCGACGGCAGGGGATTCAGGGTGGTCGAGGCGGCGCCCGGCATGAAGCCGACCCCGGTGCGGCGGTTCTTGACCGCTTCCAGGCCCAGGCCGGGGGCGGGGCCGCCCGGCATCGGGAAGTTCGGGTCGACGCCGCCAGGGGTCGGCGGGCGGTAGCCGGCGGCCTTCATCAGCTCGTCGGCGATCGGCGCCACGTCCGGCACGGCGGCGATGACCTCGGCGGTCTGCATGGCCGAGAACTGCGCCTCGGACCCCTTCTTCACCGCGTCGGCGGTGGCGACCTTGTCCTTGACGGCCATGCTGGCGACTTCGGCGTCGATCCTGCGGATCTGGGCCGCGATCAGGGCCGGGTCGACCTTCTGCGCCAGCTGCTGGTTCAGCTGCTCGATCTGCTGCTGCAGCTGCTTGACCATCGGGTCGGTGCCATCCATCTTGAAGAAGCGCGCGCCGTTCTTGTAGCCGAGCTTGCCGAACAGCTCCTTGACGACCTCCTCGATGTTCAGGCCCAGGCTCACCAGCGAACCGTTGGCCAGCATGTTGCCCAGCGCGTTCATGGCGTCGACGAACTGGCGCACCTGGTCGGCCGGGTTGACGGCGCCCATGCCGACGTTGACGTTCAGGGTCAGTTCGCCCATCAGGGCTTCGTCGGTGATCTGGTCGATGCCGAAGCGCTCGAACAGCTGCGCGCTCTTGCCGCACAGGGCCAGCACCGTGTCGTCGGTCTCGTAATACTGCTCCAGCAGCACCAGCTGGCGCAGCACCGGCTCGACCCAGGTCTCCACGAAAGTCCGCAGCTGGTAGCCGGAGACCTGGTTGGCGCCGGCGTCGAGCATCTGCATGCCGCCGACGGTCTCGTTGAGCTTCCTGTTGGACTGGACCGACGAACCGGAGAAGGTGCCGGCCACGTCGTCGAAGTCCAGGTTCAGGACTTCCTGCTCCTTGTAGGAGGAGCCGGTCACGTCGTTGAACTCGACGACTTTCACGTCGTCGATGTCCTGCACCAGCGTCACCGAGCCGGGCACGTTCCTGGTCACGCTGCGCAGGTCGACCTGTTTATTGCGGCGCGCAAAGTACCGCTTGTTCATGGCCAGCTTGACGTTGTCGATGCGCTGGTTGGCCACTTCGTTGATCTCGGCCTGCACGTCGCGGGTCAGGCGCGGCACCGACGACGGGTACAGTTTATGCGCTTCGAGCACGGCGCAGCCCATGGCGTACGGGCGGCGGCCGTGGAAATACATGTCCTTCAGCGGGACCGGGTCGGACAGCAGGTGTTCGCAGCCCAGGGTGTAGTAGCAGTAGTCGACGCCTTCGACCTCGACGATGTTCTTGTGGACCCAGACCACCGAGTAATTGTTGTTGGCCTGCTGCTGGTACTTGCCGTCCGGGCGCGGGGCTTCCCTCTGCAGGCGGATGGTGTCGCCGTAGGTCTTGGTGGCGCCCATGATGGTCGCGTCCGGCAGCGTGTTCCACTTCGGTTCGCCGGTCTTCGGGTCGACGCGGCGCATGCGCGCCTTGACATCCTTGACGTACATCGGGATCAGCTCGATGACGTAGGGCGACGTGTTGACCGGGTCGGTCCAGTCGGCGCCGGGGTCGAGGCGCAGGTTCTCGACCGGGATCAGGCGGATCGCCGGGCGGTCGATGCCCTTGGCCTCGTTGTATTCCCAATACTGGTACGACGCCACCACGCCGACGGTCTGGGCGTCCTGGTAGGCGCCGACCAGGGTCAGGAACCACGGAATGGATTTCGTCAGGCGGTACTGCAGCAATTCCCCCATGACGGCGGCGGCGGCTTCGTGCTCGGCGCTGTCGGCATCCTCGGCGGTGACGGTGACGACATCGTTGGAGGCGAAGAAGGCCTGTGCTGCGGCGGCCTCGTTCTTCCTGATGGTGGTGCGGGTCTTGGGCCGGAACAGTTTCGACCTGCCCTTGTTGGCCTCGGCGAGGTACTTGCTGCCGGTCGGGTGCTGGCCCTGGAACTGGCGCAGGTCTCCCTCGACCTGCGCGCGCACGGAACTGTCGAACCAGTTCGAGGACGCGCTGTAGGCGTCACGCGCCAGGCCGACCCAGTCGGTCGGGTTCGGGGTTGGGGTCTGGTCGTCCATGTCGGGGCCTTGGGTGTTAGCGGTGATACAGGTAGTCGCCGGCGAAGTTGGTCTTGAGCTGGGCGAGCTGGGCCTCGTCGAAGCGGCCGCGGGTCAGGTTGTAGCGCTCCAGGATCTCGCCGCCGGCGCGGATCACGTCCCGCTTGAAGTCCGAGGCCGAGAACATGTTCTTGAGTTTCAGCCTGAAACCCATGTTCCCCGACACCAGCACCAGGAAGATGTCGGCCATGCCGGTCCTGCCGCTGACCTGCACGCCCCACAGGTGGCCGTGGTAGTGGCTGTGCAGGGTGTCGGCGATCTCCTTGGCCAGCAACATGTCGTTGGCGCAGGTCGGGTCGGCGTCGTCATCCAGGCCGACGAGGATTTTGCTCATGGGGTGGTGTCCTAAAATGGTTTTTTGCACGAAGCCGGCCTGCTGGAACCCGCATGGGCAGCGGCTTTCAGGGCATCGGGCCAACTAAGATCAGTCGACTGATCTTGTTTTGGTCAGTCGTACCAGTCGGGTTCGGTCTCGCTCTGGATCAGGCCGAGCTTCTCGGCGTCCGACAGCCACAGGTACTGTTCGAACGAGTACAGGGCGCGGATCGCCTCGGGCAGGGCCTGGTAGTCGCGGTAGATCAGGTTTTCACGATCAAGCTGCATGGCGGGTCTCACACGGTGCGCGGCACGATGGCGAACTGCGGGCCGGTCGAGTAGTCCGGTTTCGTGGGCCGCGCGTCGAACATGGCCCAGGCGACGTCGGCCTGCGGGTAGCCGATGTCGACCGCGGCGGCCAGCGCCGGCTGCATGTTGGCCGGATAGCCCTGGGTCGAGTCCGGGTAGCCGTCGATGTCGCCGGGCAGCAGGTTCGGCGAGCTGGCGGTGGCCAGGCGCTGCGGCGAGTTGCACGGGTACTGGCTCATGGTGGCCGGGATGGTCGCCGCCATGCACTGGCCGATGGTGGTGTAGTACGGCGAGCTGGAGCTGTCGCGGGCGTTCAGGTCGTAGTTGGCGGCGTCCATGATGCAGGTGCCCTCGCCGACGATGCGCGAGACCTGGAACTTCGCCTTCCACGTCAGGAGGCGCTTGGCGGCGCTGTTGTCCAGCAGCTCGACGGCGTGTTTCAGGGCCTGGGTGAAGAAGTCGTCCTGCCACGGCGCCATGCCGCGCCCGTTGTTGTAGGCGAACGCGCTGCCGGTGATGATGCCGAGGACGTTGTCGTTGCCGTCGGTGTATTTCTGGTTGTACCAGGCGAAGTTCGTGCCGATCCAGTAGTCGAAGGCGCTCTTGAGCGGGTGGTCGTCCGGCGTCACGTAGGCGCACTCGGCCAGCGTACGGATGCTCCAGCCCTGCCCGCGCACCTGGTCCGGCGAGATCAGGCCCTGCGCCTTGTTGCGGTAGTACGGGTTGGACTGGTAGATGTTCGCGGTGCACCAGAAGTGCAGGCCTTCGAGGTAGTACAGGTCCGCGGTGAGCAGGTACGGCAGGTAGAACACGCCCGGCTGGTGCGAGGAATCCCAGTGCGCCTGGCTGACGGTGCTCAGTTGCGGCAGGTGCTCGTTCTTGCCGGTGGTCGGGTTGATGCCGTCGCTGCCGCCGCCCAGGACCGTGGCGTACGGGAAGTTCAGGACCGACAGCGGATAGCCGGCGCCCGGCCCGGTGCTGTCGTCGCGCCTGCAGGCCGGCCAGGTGCCGCCGGCGTCGGCGTTGCCCAGGGCGATGTCCTTGGCGCGCTTGTCCATCGACAGGATCAGGGCGACGTGGGTGTCGGGCATGATGCCGATGTCGGCGCGCCCGCCGGTGGTCTCCATGGCCGGCAGCAGGCTGCCGGTGCCCATCGGCACGAACTTGCCGTTGCCCAGCGCGGTCGCGTAGCCGGCCAGCAGGGATTCGGAGATCCTGATGCGCTGGTCGTAGTTCGGCACGGCCCTGGAGGCGATCAGGTAGGCGGTGTCGTGGCGGATGTGCAGCTTGGGCGCGGTGCCGATCCAGAAGGTGCGCTTCCAGCGCGCCACTGGCGTATGGATCAGGCCGGTCTTGCTGTAGTAGGTCGTGCCGCCGGCGCTGACGGTCACGTCGTAGGTGATGTCGGTGGTCGAGGCGTAGGCCTTGCAGTGCTCGACGACCGCGTCGACGCGCGTGGTGCCGGTGTTGAACACGCGTACCGAGAATTGCGCGGTCAGGGTCGGGTGCGGGCCGGCGGCGCCGACGAACGGCACGTTGAAGATGTAGTCGGAGCAGACCGGGCCGGCGAACCAGGTGCTGTAGGTGGCGCCCTGTGCGCTGGCGGTGTAGACCGCGCCGCTGATCGTGATGGACACGCTTGGCAGCGTGGCCGGCAGGCCGATGGCGGGTGCGCTGGCGGCGGCGGGCGCGCGCCGGATCGACAGCGTCTGCGAGGCCGACGCGCCCAGGCTGGGCAGCACGCCGCTGATGACGGCGTGGCGCACCGAACCGTCCGCGTGCAGCGCCTTGACGTTGAGCTGGGAGGCGATGCTGCTGCCGTCGGGCAGCTGCAGGGCGATACCGGCGCCGGCCGCCGGCAGGTTGCCGAGGGCGAACACGTGGCCCAGCGCGAAGGCCTGGTTGGTGACGGCGCTGGTGGAGGTGTTTTCCAGCTTGACGGTGGTGATCTGGGCGCCCATGTCGATCGGCGTGCCGGTCTGCGGCGGATCGCTGGCCGCGCCGGCGCTGGCGTAGCCGACGGTGCGCTGGCCCTGGCGGCTGGTGGCGCTGGCCACTGCCAGCGGCCCGGTGCCGTCGACCGGCGCGATCGCGCGGCTGGTCTGGGCCTGGCCGGTGGCCACGTCGAGCAGGGCCGGCGGGGTGACGGCGGCGAGGACCGCCTGCACCGACTGGAACTGGCTGGTGACGATCGACTCCGGCGCCTGGATCACGACCTCGGCGATGGCCTGCGCGATCTGGGTCTGGCGGGTGGCGATCTCGACCACCGGCTGCGTCGGCGGGATCGGCGCGTACAGGGTCGTGTTGACATCGGTGGTGAGCGTGCGGCCGCCGAAGCTGTAGCCGAGCACCGGCGGGGCGTCGAAGTTCGCGCCGGGATCGGCCATCCCGACCTCTTCCGACCACAGGCGGGTCGAATAGCGCGGGATGGTACGGTCGTCACTCATCGGAATCCTCGGGAATCGGCAGCGGTTGCGGTGGTAGCGAGCTGGGCGGCAGGCTGTCGAGCCAGGCCACGAAGTCGGGGGACGGCTGGAACGGCGCGGGTGGAAACGCGCCGGTCGCCATCACACACCCCGGCCCTTGTGCTTGGCGTGGCTAGGCACCTGGTTGGCCTGGTTATGCGTGTCGGTGCGCACCACGCCACGGCCGGTCGGCACGCTCGGCACCTGGCGGCTGGTCGGCGCCACCGGCGGGCGCGCCATCGGCGACGGCACGCCGGGGTTCGGCACCGGCACGCGCGGCGGCTGGGCCGCTTTCGGCGGCGCCGGCGGCGCCTTCATGCTGGGGACCTGTTCCGGTACTGCGACAGGAGTGACGAACTTCTTCATGGGAGGCCTCCGAACTCTTGACAGGTGGTAACAACACGCGACAAACTGGCGTGATGGATAACCAAAAAGAAACTGAACGGGTCGATGGCCGCGCTGCGCCGGACTTGAAGCCTTGCCCGATGTGCGGCAGTGCGGACGTGCACTTCTCTTCGCCTGGCGAAGCCGGCGAATCCTCGTACGATTTCGTGATCTGCAACGGCTGCGGTGTCAGCGCCTGTCGCGCCGATTGCGACGGCGACCTGGTCGATGTCTGGAACCGTCGTGCTCGCTGCGCAGGGCGCGACGAGGTGCTCACGCTGCAGGGCATGGCCGACTGCATGGACATGGTTCGCCAGGAGCTGGTCGGGGCGGGCCTGATCGACGAGCGGGTGCCGCCGATGTTCGTGCCCGAAGCCCTGCTCACGAAGCTGCGCCAGTTGCGCGCCGCCTTCCACGTCAACATGGTCCGGGCCTACCCGGAGCGGACCCATGCCGATATCGAGGCCGAGATCAACAGGACCTGCTGGGGAACCGCGATCACGGCCGACGAGGAGATCCTCGCGCTGCATCGCCGGCTTGCCGCCGAGACGCTGCGCGCCGACCGCGCCGAAGCCAGGGCCACGGCGAAATCGCGGGAGTGCATCGAGCTGCGCGAACGGATCGCGGCACGGCCACCGATCCCGAGCACGCCGGCGCAGGCCATCGGCTTCATCGGCAACCAGTTCGAGGTCCGCGAGGATGCCGGGGACCTTGAGCGAGTGCGCTTCCAGCTCACCGTGCATGATCTGCTGTCTGCCTTCCGCTGGTGGTTCGACGTTTCTAATTCCCCCGAATTCGACGGAATTAAACGCCCCGACGACTTCGCCCGCATCGTGCGGGCATCGAACGGCCAGCAGGTGCTGTACTTCAAGGAGGTCCATGCGGAGGACGGCAACACGCTGCACTGCATGGCCAGCTTTGAGACCTACCAGGGCACATTTAAGATGGCCGGTATCCCGGACAGCGACTTCGCCGACATCCTCGACCGGGTGTGCGAGGACATGGCTGACGGCGTGGTGGCCCAGCTCGCAGGGTTCTTCGGTGAGAAGGAACCGGCATGAAGGTATTGTTCTTTGACATTGACGGCGTTGTAAATTCCGAGCGCAGCAGCCTTGCGCTTGGCGGCTACCCGCACGACTTCTCGGAGGCTGACCTGGCCAAGTTCGACCACGTCGCCCTGGGCCTGATCCGCAGGGTGTGCCGCGTGACCGAGACGGTGATCGTGCTGTCGTCGACCTGGCGCATCTACCACCGTCCGGGCGTCGTCGCCGAGGCGTTGGATCTGCCGGTGATCGACGAGACGCCGGACCACGGCGGCTACGACACGAGGGGCACGGAGATTGCGGCGTGGCTCGCCCAGCACCCGGAGGTGACAACCTACGCCATCGTTGATGACGTGGCGATCTGCGACGGCCACCCCGAGCTGGCGGCGCGCTTCGTCCAGACCAACCCCGACGTTGGCGTGAGCCTGAGCGACTACCGCCAGCTGCGCCACCTGCTCGACCCGGAGTGCCACACATGAACTACGCTAATCACCTGCCCAAGGGCTGGGCCAGCATCGCGCAACAACTGCAAGAGCGTCTGGAACCGTTCGTGGCTGCTGGGGGCAAGGTCTTGCAGGTCAAGGAGAAGTTCGGTGGCCTGCGCGTTTACACCGCAGGTGACGATTTGCCCGCCCTGGACGACCTCTGCGAAGCCGCGGGAAAGACCTGCGTCGAATGCGGTGCACCGGGCACCATGAGCGCCCGGTACGGCTGGATCAGTCCCCGCTGCGAGGCGCACACGTGACCGACCGCACCGCCCGCGCCATCGCCAGCCTGGCCTGCTGCGCCGGCTGCACCCTGATCGCTTTCGCCGAACCCGGCTACGGGGTGCTGTGCATTCTCGGCATGGTCGGCGGCCTGTACGTGATCTGGGATGGCGTATGAACGACGATACCGTCGTCTCCCTCGGGGTCCGCTATCGCGGGCCGCTTGATGCCGACAACCCGCCGGTGCTGACGCTGGCGCCGAAGGACCCCAGCCCCTGCATGTTCCGCCACAAGGGGCCGTACCTGATCGACGAGAAGCTGGCCGAGGTCGAGTGCGGCACCTGCCATGCCGGCCTGAACCCGATGCACGTGCTGGGCGAGCTGGCGCGGCAAGAGACACAGTGGCACAACTACCGCCGCAGCTACCATGACCAGCTGCAACGCCTGCGCGAACGATCCCGCACCAAGTGCGAGAAGTGCGGGCAGATGACCCGGATTTCCGACCACTGAGAGAACAACCATGACCGACACCAACGGCAACACCCATATCGAATTCGACCAGGACAAGATCGCCGCGCTGCAACCCTGGAAGGCGTCCGACTACCTGAACACCGACGAGGACATCGCCGGCTACCTGACCGAAATGCTGGACCCCGAGGACATGTCCGCCGATAAGTACCTGGAAGCGCTGCGCAGCGCCATCGGCGACGTGATCGAGGCGCTGGAGAAGCGCAAGGCATGAAGCCGAACGCCCGCCAGCTCGAAGAGGGCGATGTCGTCCAGCTCTCGCCCGACTGCCGCAACGCGATGTTCGCCTGCTGCCTCGCCATCGTCCGCGAGCCGAAGGACTTCGGCGCCATGGTCTATGTCCAGATGACCGGCGAGAACGGCCAGCCCGGTGGCGCGGCGTTCTACTTCGCCCAGTGGGAAGAAATGGAGTACGTCGGTCGTGCCGAATGGGTGCTGGGGCGGGACTGACGATGCCGGTCTACGCTACCCTTCCGCGCCGCATGTGCACTGCCGATTCCCCGATGCCCGCTGCACTGCGTGACAACTACCAGTGGAGCCATCCCGAAGCCGAGGCGGTGCAGCCGTTCTTCAACCTGGTGATCTACACCTGCCCGCACTGCAACCACACCTTCCATGCCGAACCGAGGAAACCCGCATGAACACCTGGAACTACCGCGTCGTGCGCTCGACCGTCATCCACCAAGGCGTGCGCTACGAGTCCTATGCGATCCACGAAGCGCACTACGACACGCCCATCGAGGCGCCGCACTCGATCACGCAGAACGCCATGACGACCAGCTTTGACAGCGTCGAGGACCTGCGGACCGGCCTGACGAAGATGCTGGTCGCCCTGGACAAGCCAACCCTGAACTACGAGGACTTCTGACATGGCAGTGATCAAGAGGGCGCAACGCATTGCCGACACCGTGATCGGCATGAAGGACGAGCACGCGTTCCGCAAGGCGCTGGACGCCGGCTGCGCGGTCCGCTACATCGTCTCCAACGGCAAGGCCTGCGGGCGCAACAGCACCGTCTCGAACAGCGACCTGTGCCTGTTCTCGGACGCCGAGGGACGCATCTACCGCGCCGTGGTCGGCTCGAAGGGCATCTACAGCGATCCCGAGTACCTGGCGCTGGTGCAGGCGGGGCAGGTGCATGTTGACTGATGACCCGAGGGCGCCAGTTCCCGACCTGTCCGCGCTGCGCCCTGCGCTGCTGATGCGCCTGCAGTTCGTCGAGTGCATGCTGGCCAGCTACGGCACGATCAATCGCGGGGTGCTGTGCGACTACTTCGCGCTGTCCATGCCGCAGGCCAGTCTGGACATCAACCTGTACCTGGGTCTGGCTCCGGGCAATGCGCAGTACGACCTGACGGCGCGCACCTATCGACGCACCGACACGTTCAAGAGGCTATGGCCATGAAACGCCACCACGTCATGACGCGATCCCCTGACCAGCTCGACGATCTCACCGACCGCTGGCATGCCGGCGAGGGTGGCGGCCAGTCGCTGCGGGAGTTCCTGGGCATGTCGCGGATAGAGTACGCCGCCTACGTCCTGCACGGCATCGTGCCGGGGTCCAGGGTCCTGAGCCGCAACCTGCGGGAGGGACAGTTCATGGGCCACTCGTCGGGCAAGGCGGTGCGGCATTGGGCACCGTTCGTCCAGCGTCCGTGCTCCGCGTTCGCCCGCGGCTTCCATCGCGGCCAGCTGCTGCGCCGATCCGGCGTGTCCTTCGAGGTGACGCACCTGGCCGATCAGCAGGGGGTGAAATAGCATGCCGTCGTTCTACAACCAGTACAACTGGCGCAAGTACCGCGTCGACCTGGACAGCAACGGCGAACCCATCGCCTATGCCGTCGAGGTGAACGCACGCGGCAGAGGCCCGACGGAGCGGCTGCTGTGGCGCAAGGATGACGGCAAGCCGATGCCGCAGCGCCTCAAGGACGTGCTGAACGTGCGGGGCACATGCGCGACCATCGCCTACGTGATGGGCTGGGGAGCGGACCGATGAGCCGTCGACTGCGCGAGGGCCGGTATGTCGGCACCTGGGCCGGCAAGCATGTCCGGCGCCGCGCCATGCTCGGCGCGCTGATGCTCGGCGACGTCGAGGTTCTGCCGGAGTCGGTCCCCTTCCCTGACAGCGGGATCGCGTGGCTGACGATGAATGAGCGCAGTCCGGTGCCGCCGATCCTGCCGCTGCGCATCCGCTACCGCAGCAAGGGGATCATGGCCGAGGTGGTGCTGGAGAAGACCGGGCATGACGACTAGCAGGAACAGGCGCGAGGGCCAGTATGTCGGGCACGCCATGGGCCGTGCGGTGCGCTGGCGTCCCGGCGTGCACTGGCATCCGCGCAGCTTCAAGGCCAGGTCGGTGCTGCGCCTGCGCGGTGTCGAGGTCGACGTGTGGCGGGGCGGGCGATGAGCCGCAACCAGAGGGAGGGCCGCTACGCCGGCTGTACCCGCGTCTACACATGGCGCGGTGGCCGTTGGCGCGGAGGGCTGTGCCACGTCCGTACCACGAACCCTGCCGCTACCCTGCGGATGGCGAAGCGGGCGCTGCCGCGTCCCTGACGTAGAAACGTCCCCGGCGCCGTGAAGCACCGAGGACGTTGGCCGTTCTCCCCACAGAGTCAGCAGGATCGAGTATAGCGGCGTTGCTGGTGCGAGTCGAGGTGCTGGTCAGGCGCCGGCTGCTGCCCGGCGCAGCTCGGCCCTGGCACGCCACAGCAGCCGTGCGATTACCTGGCGGCGCCCTTCCACCTGCATTTCCTTGGCGGTGGCCATCAGCTCGATGGCGTGATCGCCCAAGCGCATGCGGTAGAACGTCAGTCCGCCCGCTTCGCTGTACTTCCGGCTGGTGATCCGCATGCTCACACCCCGTCGGCGTAGGTTTCCGGCTCCAGCACCCGCTCGTCGATCAGGATCGGAGAGACCGGCGACATGTCATAGATGCGGCTGACGGCGTCGATCAGGTCCTTCTTGGCCGAGAACGGGTAGGTCAGGAATTCTTCGAGGAACCCTTTGTTGAGGCTGTACATGTTCCCTTCGTGGTCGCGCCGCATGACCGGCTTGAAGATGCGGAAGGGCTGACCCTGCTCACGGATACGGCGCTGGTTGGCAGTCTCGCCCTGCACCACGGCGGCCAGGTAGAACCGTTTGCTGATGAAGTCGGGCTGGAGCCTCTGCACGCGGTCGTCTTTGGCCTGGGCGCCGTCGCTGGTCCAGTTCAGCTCGATGATCTCGAACGCCTCGCGGTCGCGCTGCATTTGTTCTTCCATGTATTCGAGATCGGCCTGCATGCCATAGCGCTCGTAGCCGCAGAACACGGCCTGCACGCCTGGCTGTGCGGTCCAGTACCTGCGCAGGCCCTTGAGGGCTTCCCATCGCTCGCGCAGGCCCATCTTGTGCCGGTAGCCGTCCAAGAGGTACTTGTTGCCGCCGGCGTCGATCCCGACCACGGCCATGGCGGTGTTGTCGCTGCCCTTCTTCTTCGAGTGGGCGGGATCGACCATGATGTAGACGTTCAGGGTCGCGGGCCGGATGTCGATGAAGGACAGCCATTCCTTCTTGAACATGGCCTCATTGCCGGCCGCGGGGTTCATCAGCTGCTGGCAGGCGATCGTGGACGGGCCTTGTGCGAGCTTCTTGTCGCGCCATGCCTGGGCGGTCAGGAAGACCGGCTCGCCGTCCGGCGTGCCGTCCCTGGTGGCCGGGTACAGCCGCACCTTGAGGATGCGCCTGTCGATGATCTCCTGGTACGTGTCCATGTAGGAGTAGCGGGTCCCGACGTGCCAGGCCCGGATGCGCCCGTCTTCCCCGCGTGCGCCGAGGTTGTCGGACAGCTCCCATGCGGTGGTGGTCTTGTTCACCTGGTCCGGGGTGCTCACGGACTCGCGCGTCACCACGTCGTCGTAGACGCGCAGCAAAAAGTGGGCGCCGGTCGGCTGGCCGTCGACGAGGCCGTGCGCTTCGAGCGTGGCTTCCTTGGGGTTGCTCCTGCGCTTGATGACGATTCCCTTCTCTTCCGACCACTTCGGCGACTGGCCGCGTGGATCGGTGTAGAACACGTCCGGGTAGGTGGTGTGCAGGTCCTTGTTCGCTTCCAGCTCCTGCTTGATCTGCAGGAGGAACTTCCGGGCAACCGGCTTGGTATGCGAGAAGATGCCGATGGTGATCTCGGGGTTGACGATCATTTCCTGGATGATGCCGGCGAAGGTGATGATCGTGCTCTTGTAGTGCTCGCGCGCCCACAGGTCGAGGCATCCATCGGGTTCGGCTTCCACTTCGCGGCAGCGCGCGTACAGCCAGGGGTGGATCGCGTCGAGCCGGTGCAGCAGGCGCGTGAGCAGGTAGAAGCGGTCGTTGCGTCCAAGCCATGCCTTGCCCTCGATGCCGTAGCGGGTCTCGACCAGCTCCCACAGGTCCGCCACCGTGTCGAACGGCGCGCCGTGCAGGGTGGCGCGGAATTCGTCAGGCAGTGCCAGCATCGTCGTCCTGGACAGCTCCTACGGGCTGCTGGAGGCGTTTGTGGAAGGCGGCGCGCAGCTCGGCGAATCCGTCGCTGATCTCGACCTGCACGCTGGCTTCGGGCGGGGTGTCGTCGTCCAGTGCGCGAATCTTGCGGATCGTCTCGACCGCGAGCTTGTTGGCCTCGCAGATGGTCTTCACGTCCTTGGGGTGATCGACCTGGTCGACCATTTGCAGCAGCTTGCCCATGCTTCTACGGGCCACTGCCAGGCCGGTGTTCATGTCGGCCACGTCCTGCGTCGCTTCGTCGAGCTGGACCTGACGAATCGCCTCGCCATTCGTCATTTCGTTCGTCAGCGATTCGTCAAGCGGCATCCCGGCCATTGCCTCGCGGACGAGTTCGCGCTTAACATCGCTGGTCCCCTTGATCCAGCCCTGCTTCTTGGCGTACCTGCGCAAGGTCGGCTCGGGAATGTTGTGCTTGATCGCCAGCGCGTTGATGGAGTAGCCGCCGGCCGCATAGTCGATCTCGGCGGCGGCGAAGTCGTATTGGGTGCTCATGGTGTTCTGTCCTGGGTATGCGCGCATTGCCGTGCGCAATCGTGCATGTACTTATGTAGCATCATGCTATATACTGTGTTCGTGGGCCTGTGCGCCCGCACTGTCCGTCATTCACTCAACCATTGGAGGGCATCATGGAACAGCAACAGCATCGGACCAGGATCGGCAAGACCCTGCACGGCGATTGGGAAGCCAGCACCGAGTGCGACATCGGCAACAGCCGCGTGATCGTGATCCGCACCGGCAAGCACACACAGCGGGGCCGTGTGGTCGGCGTGGCGACACGCGTGACGGGCCACAAGCGGGAAGGCTCCTTCCTGTCGCATCGGTTCAACCTGGGCGGCGATGGCGGCGACCTGTCGCGCGTGCTGCTGGTAGCACAAGGCAAGCGCGGCACCGAGAAGGCCATCCGCGACACCCATGCGCAGGCACTGCTGGAGATCGACAAGGTGATGGCCGAGGCGCGCGAATACTACCGCCTGCAAGACGAAGCCGCCCAACCTGCCTGATGAACCCACGGCGCGGCCCATGTGGCTGCGCCCTACTCTGGAGCCTGTCATGACCCGCACGAACGTCGTTACACTTCACGCCGAGCCGGTTCAACCGCGCCCGGACACCCGCAGGCAGCGCGAGGACGCCACGATCCGCCGCGCCCTGTCGATCCTCTCGAACCGCATGCGCCAGCCCGGCGAGCTGCTGGCCCGCCCGTCGGCTGTGCGCGAGTACATGCGCCTGTACGCGGGCGAGCTGGAACACGAAATCTTCATGGTGCTGTTCCTCGACGCCAAGAACTGCCTGATCGCGCGAGAGGAAATGTTCCGGGGCGCCCTGACCGAGGCCAGGATATACCCGCGCGAAGTGGTCAAGGCCGCACTGCACCACAATGCCGCCAACGTGATCCTTGCGCACAATCACCCGTCGGGCAAGCCGGAACCGAGCGAAGCCGACATGGTCATCACGAATCACCTCAAGAGCGCCCTGGACCTAATCGAGGTGCGCGTGCTCGACCACATCATCGTCACCGCGTCTGCATCGTGCTCGATGGCCGAACGTGGCCTGCTGTGAACAAAGGAGACAGGACATGAAATCGCACCGCGAAACCTTCCCCGACCAGTACAAGCACGAATGGTGCGGCAAGCCCGTCATCGTCGATACCGGCAAGTTCCGCACCGAAGGCATCTTCGAACGCACCGTGCAGACCCGCTTCGGCACGCTGGCCATCCTCGAAGGCTCGACGACTGGCTACCTGCTGGCCCATGTGACACTGGCCGACGGCATCCTCTACCGGCCCGAGCTGGCGCGTGCCGACCGCCTGCTGACCGCCGACGAGTTACAGGAGAAGTACAGCACCGAGCGCGACAACGGCGAGCATCCGCAGTACCTGCGCCGCGACTGGCGCCACGAAGTGGCCGAGGGCGACACACTGCGCGGTTACTGGCAATGGGTCGAGGCACAGCTCGAACAGGCTGACGACTGATCCAGTGTCAGCGCCTGGACAACGGGCGCTGACGCGGGGGCAGTCCCCGGCAACCATCTACAGGAGGCACTGTGAGCACCAATCTGTTCCTGCGCGGCGAGCTGCGCATCAAACCCGGCCATGAGGCCGCTGTCGAGGCGCTGACCGAACTGGTCCAGCCCGAGGAATACAGCACCTGGACCCTGAACGGCAACCTGCTGGAGATCGGTCTTGACGAGGACGTGCCCGCCGGCCACTACAGCGCCGTGTTCGACGGACTGATGGCGTTCGTCGATGACCACTGTGAAACGGCTGCGGCGCTCCAGTCCGGCCCGAGCGAGCGCGACATCATCGTGTTCGGCAGTGACGAGGCGCAGCGCGAGGCGGCATACATCCGCTACTGCGACAACGAGATCGAGCACTGGACGATCCTGCGCGCCAATGCCCGCGTGGCCACCGAGCTATAGGAGACTGCCATGATCTACAGCTACCTGGACCTGTCTACCGGCCACCTGACACAGCGCACCATGGACAAGATGCAACGCGGCGACAACAACTGGCCAGCCATGAGCATCGGCGCCTATCCGAACGGCTTTTTCGTGACGGTGCCGGATGTGATGGAACAGAGTCTTTCCAGCCTGCCCGACGATCTGGCGGCCGTCATGCGCTACGCACAGCGCCTGGGCATCGCGCTGCTGCGTTTTGACAGCGACGGCGACATGGTCCCTGGACTGACACGCTACGAAGACTAGGCCAGTGTCAGCGTCTCCAGAGGGGGGCGCTGACGCGGGAATAGTCCCGACGACAGGAGAAAACCATGACCACAACACCGCAGGACCCGCTGGCGCCGCTACCGCTGGCCGCACCGAAGCAGGAACCGGGCAAGCCCACCGTCTACGCGTGCGAGGAGTGCGACTGGACCGGCACCATGAGCGAGATCAACGGGATTCACCACATCCACCACATTCACGACCGCGTGCTACCTGGGGAACTTGCCCCGGCCGGCTGCTGCCCGGAGTGTGGCGCCGTGATCGGGATCGCCGACCGCGACGTGCCGCACTACACCCTGTACATCGTCGGTAACATCATGCGTGCGCGTGGCTGGAGCGTTGCGGCGCCTGCCGACTGCCCTTCGCTTGACACCACGAAAGGAGACTGACCATGTCCGACACCAAGAAACCCGCGCTGTACGCGCTGACCCCGGAAGCCCACGCGACCGTGCTGGCTGCGCTGCGCTTTTACCAGACCGCCTTTGCCGCCTGCGATGCACCACCAGCAAGCGTGCGCGAGATCGCCACCAACGGCGGCGCCGTCCAGCCGCTCGACGGCAAGCAGATCGACCAGCTGTGCGAAAGCCTGAACCAGCACGGCCTGGACTTCTCGGCCATCGTGCCGCTGTTCGCCGAGCTGGCCCAGCACAGCCCTTACGTGGCCGCAGCGCAGCGCATGGCCAAGGAAGGCGAGATCGAGGTGGACGATCCCGCCGTCGTCTCCAAGGGTGACGATGACGGCGCCTACGTGATGGCCTGGATGTGGGTGTCGAACCATGCCGCCGGCATTGATGTCGAGAACGAAGCGGGCCTGTATGTGGCAGTCAAACTCGTGGACGACCCGGACAATACGGTTTGGTACTTCCCCGAGAGCCAGAGTGCCGACGCCTGCTATCACATCGGCTTCAACAGCCTCTTGATGACCACCGAAGTGATCGACGAACTGCCCGAAGGCGCCACGCTCGCCGACATGGACGAGTTCAAGGCCTGGGTGACGACCTTCGGCCATCAGAAAAGGAGCTACCAGCAATGAACACCATCACCAATCTGCCGCCCGACCCGGAAGGCCAGAACGACGACCGCGCCGCATCGGCGGACGTCGCCATCAAGGCGTTCGCCCGCGATACCCGCATGGACACCGCCAACGAGGAGGGGCGGACCATCGTGGCCGACCTGCTGGCGGACGTCATGCACTGGTGCGACCGCAACGATGTGGCGTTCGCCGACGTTCTTGAAACCGGCTATCAGCACTACGCCGAGGAAACCCGCGCCGACTGACAGGTCCAGTGCCAGCGCCTGCCGTGCGGGCGCTGGTGCGGGAATTGTCCCGGCAACCAAGGAGCGAACCATGGATCAACACCAGACCGCGATCACGGCGGCATTCGTGATGGATGGACTGCACCGCGCCGACCTCAAGGAGGCCATGACGCACTACATCGGCGACGGTGGCCTGCTGGAAGTGGTCGACGATGTCATGTACTGGGTCCCGGCCATCGTCGCGCTGCGCGCCGCTGCCGACAGCATCTGTCTGGACTATCCCGGCGTGTTCGAGTACGAAGTGTCCAGCGAGTTCGGCAAGTGGCTGGGCGGCTGCATCATTGACGAAGGCGACCTGCCGGACCGCTCGCACGGCATGGGCATCCTGGTCGATCTCGTGGAATCGTTCTTCCGCGTCAAGGACGATCCCGTCATGAAGCGCCGCCTGAGCGCCGTGCTGGACGCCGTCGCCGACACCCTCATGGCGCCGCAACCCGCCAACGACGGAGCCTGACCATGACCCGCCCTGACGAAGTTCGTCACCATGTGACGAAACCTGACGGGCGGTTCGTCACCCCGGCGCGTGATCCGTGGGTGGCGACCGCAGCCGAGCGCGAGTGGATGCGCGACCGGCCCGTCAGCACTGTCCAGGCCGAGCGCAGGACGTGGCCGCTGGTCCTGGCCAGCGCGGTGCTGGTGCTCGCAGCGTGCTGCATCGAGAACCTGCCGGTCCTGCGCGGGGCGCTGGCCAGCATCCCCTGGGCCAGCCTGTTCAACTACCAGCCCACGTCGCCAATTGATCCGGGCGACCGCAACGGGCTGCTGCACAAGTAAGGAAGCTGACGTGAGCGATACCACCGACCACCTGTTCCAGCGCATCCTGGCCTACGCCAGCGACCGCTGGTGCTGGGACGACGAGCTGATGCTGGCCGAGCTGTACGAGTGCGATGCCGGCGAGCTGACCGTGGAAGCCACGGTCGATGCCTGGGCACGCAAGTATGACCTGATCGACCCGCGCGAAGCGGGCCTGTAACCGAAGGAGACCCCCATGCAAGGAATCACCAAATGAGCGCCCGTCCGTCTGCCGAAGTCGCCAAGGCCGTCGCCCTGCTGCGTGAGAGCGGCGGCACGCTGTCGGCCTACGCTGCCGCCAGGCAGGTCGGCATCGCCCTGTCCACCATCTACCGCTCGGCGCTGTACAAGGCGTACAAGGCCGAACAGGAAACGAAACCCGCCCGGAAGGAGCCGTGATGAAGATGACCCTCAGAACCGACGAGATCGGCCACGTCACCCTGTCGTACGACGACCTGATCCTCGAAAAGCGCGTCACCCGCGTGTTCATGTGCCCGCTCGACGGCGGCTACGTGCGCGAGTACCGCGACAACGACTGGAAACAGGTTTGCGACAAGCTGGGCAACATGGGCCAGACCCTGACGGCGCCGAGCCGGGCCGATCTGGACCGCGTGATCCGGCGCGAGTACCAGGCCATGCGCCGCAGCCACTGCCGCGAGCTGGGCGACCGTGCCGTAATTGCCTTCCTGACTTCCCGTACCACTCACCGCAACCACTAGGAGCCATCATGCAACACAGAACCCGACGTCACGGTAGCGCGCTGGCCCTGTTGACCGACCCAGAAGACGACCAGGTCATTACCCGGCTCGACTACTTCGCCGCCCGCGCACCGCGCGAAATCCCGGATTGGTTCCGGCCCGACCCGCCCGCCTACGACGGCCCGGCCTTCCCGGACATCCCCAAGGACATCCCGGACGATGACCGCAAGACGCTGGAAAGCTGGGTCCGCGATCCGTGCTTCGACCTCGACGACCAGTACGCAGAGTTCCAGGACGCTGCCGAACTCCACTGGACGGCACGCAAGCTGTACAAGGAAGAGTGCGAATGGGACCGCTACTACCAGTGGCCGTGGACCTGGGCCGAGTGCATGCTCATCATGCGCGACACCTACATGCAGGAGGAACCGCAATGAGCCTCGACCCCGTCACCATCACCGCCACCATGGACGACGATTGTGCGTGGGAGCTGGCGCAGTTCTGCAAGCGCTCGACGTTCTATACGTTCTACGAGTTGACCGAAGCCCACCTGTCGAACGACGAGCGCACCGCCCTGGCCTACCGCATGATCCGCGGCATCGAGGCCGTGCAGGGCGCGCTGGCGAAACAGGGCTACAACCCTCGCTAAACCTGTCGCCTGCCGTACCAGCCGCCTGCGGGCGGCTTTTTTACGTCCGCAGCCGGCCCACGCAGGGCATGTCCCACTGCGCGTGCAGGCCGTCGCCGGCATCGGCCACGACGCGCGCAATGTAGCGCCCTCCTTCGGACAGGTCGAGCGTGTAAGGCAGCGTGGCACGGTAGACGCCGTTCGAGTCGGCCAGGTACGCCATTTCCAGAGGCCACTGCGCCCCGGCGACCGGCAGGCCGGCGCCGTCGAACAGGGCGACCGAGACGCGCGCATCGGTCACGACCGCGCCGCTGTTCTCGTTCTTCAGGCCCGTCACGTCCACGATGCTGTTGTTGCCAATATAGAGAATATGGATGGTGCTCATCGTTCGGGCCTCAGATCAACGCGCCCGCCGAGGGCGGTGCGCACGCGGTTGGGCGCCTGTAGCGCGGGTTGGGCCTGGGCCGATCCCGCCAGTGACAGGTGCAGCCGCTTCGTGGCCAGCGACAGCGTGCCGGGCTGGGCCGCGTACTGTGCCAGCGCGCCCTTCGTGTGTTGCGCCGCCTGCGTCGTGGTGATACCCAGCACGACGCCGACCACCAGAACGTTCCCGTCGCCGATGTGTTCCGCCTGGCCGGTCGCTGCCTGCGCGTCGGACGCCACGCCCGCCAGCAGCTCGGCGTGCTGGCCCTGCATGGTGGCCGCTGGCGCGTCCGAGGACAGGCCCAGCTGGCCGACGGCGCGCTGGGTCTGGCCGGTTTCAGTCGTGTTCTCGCTCTCGGCGCGCGCCTGGGCACGCACGCGCTGGTACTGGCGCGTGGCAACGGCGGTATCGGCGCCGGTCGCGGCATCGGCGCTTGCGCCCTGCGCCTGTGCGCTGCCGGCCTGCGCGGCGATGGAGACGCCGGCCAGTGCTTCGGTGTCCTGTTCCTGCGCCGTCAGGACATCGGCGACATACGCGCTGGCGAGCTGGCCGGTGGCCTGCTGGACGGTCGAGGTTTGTACGGACAGCGCCGCGCCCGTGTCGAGCACGGCATCGAGCTGCTGCGCCTGGCTGGCCGTAACGGCCACATCAAGGGACAGTTCACCCTGCGCATCGCCCCGCTGGATCTGCGCGGTAGCGGTCGCGCCGTCCACGGCAACGTTCGCCTGCGCGCTCGCCGCCTGGGCCTGCGCGGTGCCGCTGCTGGCCGGCTGGAACAGGCCCGCCAGGGCGCTGGCCGCCTGCGCCTGCGCCGTCGTGCCCGTTGCCTGCAGCGTGGCGCCGCTGCTGGCCGCAGTGTGCTGGCCCTGCGCCGTGCCGACCGTGGTGTCGGCGGCAGTCGCACCCGTCGCGGCACCGTGCTGGCCCTGCGCGGTCGTCGCCGAGCTGGTAATAACGGTGGTGATGGCTTCGACCGACGCGCTGCTGGTCTGTCCCTGCCGGGTCGTGCCGACAATGCCCTGCGCGTTGCGCAGCGACAGGCCCGACAGCAGCCGGATGCCGCCGTTGCCGGTGACGGTGACGGTCTGGGTGGTGGGCTGGTTGTTCGGCCGCCAGTAGGTGAACCAGGCGTCGATGTAGTTGTCCGCAACCGTCCAGCCGCTGCCGGCGGATTCGGTATTGTTGCCGTTGCTCGCAAAGTCGAACAGCACGGTCGCGCCGGGCTGTACCGCGGTTGCGGGCAGCGACAGGCTGACGGCGTTGTTGCTGGACGAACCCGCCGAGGCGATGGCATCGAACTCGGCGGAAACCCCGGAGCTGGACAGCACCGACACGCTGCTGACCAGGGTCGGGCTGGCCGAACTGTAGGCGTCCGAAGGCCCGGAGACGGGCGTCACCGTGACGGTGTTGGCGGCGCTGCCGACGGCGTTGACGCAATAGAACTGGTGCACCCACGAGACCGCAAACTGGGGCAATGCGACAACCTGGTCGCGGACCGGCGTCAGCGCGACGTAGGTGTTGCCCGCCGAGTCCGAGACCGCAAGGGTCCAGGCGCGGCTGGTGCTCATGTCCTCCGTGCCGTCGGCACGGTTCGTGTAGGCGCCGCAGAACACGCTGACGACCACATGGTTGCCACTGGCCAGCGTGAACGCGGGGATCGTTGGATCGGCGTTGCGGCTGTCGCCATGGGCGGCGGTGACGAGCTGCCAGGGCGTATGCGCCTTGGCCTGGGCCTGCGCGCTCTGCCCCTGACTGGTCGTCGCCGTGACGTTCCAGCCGAGACCAACAATGGCGGCGCTGCTCTGGCCCTGGCTGGTGGCGACCGTCGTGGCAAGCGGCGGTGCCGCGAGCGCGTGCTGGGCCTGGCTGGTGGTGACGGTCGCGTCGACGACCGCGCCGCCGTAGCAGGTGAACGGCTGGCCCTCGAAGGCCAGGTCAAGCGAGGTGCTGGATTCCCGGCCGGTGTCGGCGAAGGGTTGTCCCTCGAACGCGGTGTCGAGCGACAGCAGGTCGAGGGCCATGGTCGCCCCCTTACACGACGGTCAGGTCATCGAACCAGCACGAATAGGTGGTCGCGGTGGTCCAGGCCCAGCCGAACACTTCCACGACCCCGTCCTCGCTCGGCGTGAACGTGATCGACACCTGTTCCCAGGTGTTGGCGGCCGCCGTCATCGCCGCGCTGACAGGCACGCCGGCGCTGCCGATCCCGGCCAGCGACCCGCCCGCGACCCGGATGCCGCAGTTCATGCCGGCATTGTCGCGGAGCATCCAGCAGGCAATCGTGGTGGCCACGCCGGCCAGCACGCGGCGGCGCACCAGTGACAGCCTGGCCGGACGCGACGAATTGATGTAGGTGACGTTCGTGATCGAGAGCTTCCAGGCCAGTCCGCTCGCGGTGTGGCGCGTGGCCGTGTCCGAGAACACCGTGCCCCACTGGAGATAGCTGCGCTGGTCGGTCGCATCGCGCCCGTAGTTCTGGAACCGCACCGAATCGCCCATGCCTGGCGCGCTGCTCAGGACCTTGGTGGCCGACTGCGGCAGCGCGTTGATGAGTACCGTATTCCCTTGAGGGAAGAGCACGTCCGCGGTGACGTTGTTCGACAGGGTCGGGCTGTACAGCGTCACCTTGCCGGTCGTGCCACTCGGCCAGACGCCGTAGGTGCCGCAGTTGTCGATCTGGTCGATGTAGACGCGCCCGATGCCGCCATCGTTCGGGGCGCCGCTGTAGCCGTAGCCGAGCGAGCCGGTCACGCGGCGGGCGATGATCGTGAAGTCGCCGCTGCCGGCGCCGATATTGAAGCCGTTCTGGCAGTGCACGACATTCCCGGCGCTGATGTAGAGCGAGGCGAGGAACGACTGGTTGAACGTATTGCTGCACCCGACCACGGCCTCGTACAGCAGGCGCACGCCGGTCGAGGTGGCAGAGGCCAGGACCGGGCCGTTGCCCATGAAGTGCGCGGCGCCGATCTTCGACACGCTGATGTAGTTTTTGCCGGCCACGTCGAGAAAGCCAGAGATGGCATGCGCACCGCTCAGCCAGGTCACGCCGGTCTGGTTCGTGTAGGTCGCGTCCCAGCCGCCGCTGATGCTGATCGGCGTGCCATCGGTGCCGGATGCCCCGATCACGCGGAAAGGGGACAAGAACGCGGCCGACGGATAGCCGTTGACCGCATCGAGCGGCTGCAGCCGGTACAGCGCCACCGTCTCGGAGGTGCCGGCATACGGTCTCGGGGTGTTCGCGGCGGTCCCGACCGAACCCTCGGCCCAGTTGCCCAGCTCGATGGCGGTGCCGTCGATCGACTGGAGCGGATACCACTCGGGTTCCCCGGCCGTGTTCTTGCCGACCAGCGACAGGTGCGTGATCGCATCGGCGCTGCCGGGCGCCTTGCAGGCGATGATGTTGTCGAGGTAGATGGTCAGGGAGGCAGGGTCGGCATTGGCATACACCGAGACCGAGGCGATGCTGCTCGACAGCGCGGCGCCGAAATCCTTCACGATCGCGCGCCAGGTGGTCCCCAAAAAGCTGAACTCAGTCAACGGAATCGTGTGGACCGGCACGTCACCCAGGGTATCGCTGCACAGCCGCAGTTCGAGCGTGCCGACGACCGGGGCGGCCGATGCACGGAACCAGAAGCTGACCTGCTGGTAGCTGGACAGGTCCAGCGTGGACGCCAGGGTCTTGTACGCCACCTTGCCGGTGGTGAACGCCGAGGCGATGGTCAGCGACAGGCACGCGGTGTTGTGCTTGCGCACCGCAGTATTGGCCGCCTGGGTGACGTTCGTGGATACGCCGGTCCAGGTGGCATCGCAGGTCTCGATGTTGGCGGTGCGCGCCGTATCCATCGTCAGGAAACGGCTGCCGTTCGCCCAGGTTGCGGTGCCCATCTGGACCGGGCCGGGCGTGGCGGCCAGGCGGGCCTCGTCGCCGGCGCCGCAGCGCAGCGTGCTCAACGCCGAGAAGGAGCGGAACCGGCCCTTGACGGTCTTTCCGCCGGGGCCGCGCACCAGCAGCTTGACGTTGGCCCAGTACGGGTCGTCGGTGCCGTTGGTCGGGAATTCGGCGCTTGGGATCGTGTAGCCGGCATTGCTGGCGTAGCGCGCGGTGCCGTTGGTGATGCGCGGTTCCTCGATCAGGCCCGGGAAGCGCCCGCTGCTGCTGGACTGGTTGCCCACATACAGGGCCGTGGTCGAGTCGAACAGGCTGCTCGCCATCGTCGCCGAGTTGAGCATCGCGCCATCGCAGTAGATGCGGATCACGCCGCCGGCATCACGGTCGACGGCGACGTGATACCAGGTGTTCAGGGCGAACGTCTTGGCGCCGGACAGC